TGCCCAATGCTTTGCGCGGCCAGAACGCCAACATTATCGCCGATGGATGGGTTCTTCCCCTCCTCATCGAGGCCCATACACTTTGCGCAAACCCCATTCTCGTGCTCGCAGCGCATCGGCGTACGAACGAGAACGCTCCCAACGCCTGACGATTTCAAGGTGTTCGTGACCGAGGGCGTGACTAGAGTACCCCTTTTGATGCTTCGGTTCCTCTTCTTGCCCTTGATCCGTATGCCGTGCGCGAGGTGTCGGCCCTGGATGTCAGGATCGTTGGTAGCCATGTTGATGCCCTCGCGAGTCCCGCAGTCGTCGGACTGGATGACCTGGTCTATCGAAGTCCGCATGATCTGCTTGCTCAAATAGCCCGGCTTGGACGTCGAGATGGACTTGTTGATGGCCCCTTTTCTAGCCCCGTGGGTACTTGTCCAGTAGTCAGCGAGGTTGAGACCCTCGCTGTAGGAGTTCTTGATGAGTCTGGGAACAACCCTATTCTGAGCGTCGAACACCATCGCCGGCGAGGATACAATCTGCTTCAACTGTCCCCATGACGCGCGAGCTCCGGAATCAACAACTTCGAACAGGCTGTTCTTGACCTGCCCAGAACGGAGCAGACTCCGGTTGTGATTATCGAGCTTCTTGATGGTTGAGCCGTAGGCCTTTACCGGGTCTTCCCCAGCAGCAACGCGCTCTTCGGCCTCCGAGAAGACTGCATCTCGGTAGTCCTTGTCGATGACTGCAAAGTCATCCAAGGACACACTCATGCCGGAATCGGTAGAATGCCGGTTACCGATGTCCTTCAGAGTATTCGCCGCTTCGGCATACGCCTCCGGGTCCTTCTTGGCCACAGAGGTCAAAAGGTCGTTGATCTTTCCGCCTGTCAGCCGCGGCCTCTTCTTGAGATCTCCCTTGAACCGAAATCTCGCTGGGATGGCCCGATTGACCTCTTCCCACCCCATCGTGGTCTCTCTTGGCCCGATCTTAATGACGTCAGTAGGAACGATCTCCCCCTTCCTGAGAGCAGACTCTGCCGCTTTCGTCGAAGAGAACTTCTTGCCCGTCGTCTTCCCAACTTCGGTGATCCCACTCAGACCCCAGACCATCTCGTGGCCGAGCTTGTGGACGATCTTTCCGTTCGCCGGGCTGAACAGGTTCTTGGAAGGAAGGAGACTGCCGGCCTCTTCCACGGCCTTGTCGCTGACGGGCACGTAGACGCTCATCGTGTCCCCGTCGAAGTCAGCGTTGAACCCCCCTGTCACCAGCGGGTGAATCTGGATGGCTTTCCCTTCCACCAGCTGCGGTTGGAAGGACATGACGTTGAACTTGTGGAGGGTAGGGTCACGCTTGAGGAGCACAGGGCGCTCTTTTGCAACTTCGACGAGCACCTCACGAACTCGTGTGTCTTCCTCTCCCTTCTCCTCATAGTACTTGCGCGCGTCTCGCGAGCTGTACCCGTACCTGTCCTTCAGCTTCTTGATGGCCCAGGGCTCGAGCATTGTGTAGGCCATCCCGAAGGGGAGGCCGACCTCGTCGATCTTCAACCGCGGCTCGACGGTGATCGTAGACCGCCCGCTGAAGTCCTGACGCCGGCGGGTGATGTCGTTCTGGAAGAGACCGCGTTTGGACTCCCCGGCCTCACCATACCCGGTCTCCTTCGGCTTCTTGCCGACAACCGTACCGATGACACCTCGGTATGCCCCGCTCAGGGGCTTGTCAGCACTCTTGGCCTGCACCAAGGCCGACATGCCGTCCAAGGTAGCGCGGCGAAGAGGCTTCAGTTGGTCGTCTGGGAGGCCCCACTTCTCCTTCGACTCCTTCATCGTATTGGAGACGAGGGCAAGGTCGCGGTAGAGGTGGTTGATGTCCTCAGCTACCCTCTCTCCAGAACCAATAGAGGTCACCGGGCGAAGCTTGGGCGGCATCACTGGGACTTTCTGTAAGACGTAGACGTCCTCTGGGCGCTTCTCGTTCTTCTCGAGGTTCTCGACGTACTTGAGCTTCTTGTAGATCGTACTGAGCTCTTTCGCCTTCGTCTCGGCCTTCAGCTTGCGGCCTTTGATATTGTCGGCATCCGCGAGCAGAGACTTGCGCAGAGCTGCCAGGTCTACCTCCTGCAGCTTCTTCTTGACTGCCTCTCCCCCCGTCAGGCCCTCGTAGCTGTCACTACCTTCGGTGATGGCCTTGACCTTCCCCTCAGACCACCCTGTCATGGCCGTGATTGCGGGCATGAACATCGGGTTCGGGATCGGCTCAGGGAGTTCGAAGTACGACCACCGCGTACCATTCTCACCGCCGGTCTTGATGGCGTCAAACAGGCCCTCTGGCTCTGCCACTACCCTGTCTCGCTTGTTCGCGAGCATGAGGCCAGCATCTTTGAGGCCTTTGCGCCCCATCGCCATACGAACCGTGTCCTCGTCGGTCTGGGGCAGGAGGCTGACCGTGTCTCCCTTGTTCATCTTCACGCCGGCGACGCGCAACAGGCCCTCAAAACGGTCGTTCTGGGTGATGTGGTTCGGTACCGGGATCGGCTTCCCATTGAGGAGCGCATCCCACAAGCCGTCGTTGCGTTGGCTCTTGAGGAGCTGCATGTCTCGCAGGTTCTCGACAGCCCCATGGGCAAGAAGTCCATACGTCCCGAGCTCCCCCAGAGACTGAGCTCCCCCATCTCCGCCAAGAGGAGTGTCCCACCTGTCGTACTTGCCCGTTGCCCGCGACCGAGACTTCTTCGAGACCTGGTGCTCGAGCTTCATCGTGTACTGCGGGCCGACGAGGACATCCCCGAAAGACCTGTTAGACCTTGTCGGGTCCACGAGCTCTTCTGTATCACTGAGACCAGCCTTCTTGAGCCTCTCCTTGGCTTCATCAATGTAGCTCTGACGACCAAACGGAGCGACCCTAATCGGCTTTCCAGTCTTTTCTGCGACCTTCCCTGTTGCGACCTCAAGGACCTGCCCGAGGTTGATCCTGCCAGGGATCCCGAGCGGAGACATGATGATGTCGACGGGCTTCCCGTCTTTGGTGTGCGGCATCTCCCCCGTTGGGAGGATCTTGACGACGATGCCCTTGTTCGCATTCCGTCCGACGAGCTTATCACCCTCCTTCATCTTCTCTTCGGTCTTGACGAAGACCCGCACCGACCCGTCGGGAGTCTTCTTGACGTCGGTCACAACCCCAGGGACGTCCTTGTCCCAAGTCATCGTCACTGGGTCATACGGGGACAACCGGGCCCGCTTCCTCTGGATGGCCTCCGGTGATCGAGGATCTACCTCCTTGAGGCCTGCGAGGAGAATCTGCCCAGGCTCTATCTTCTGCCCCTTCTTGATAACTCCGCTCTTGTCGAGAGCCCGCTGCTCATCATTGCTCTTGAAGCGTGTACCGAACCAATCCAAGAACTTGCTCTTGTCCTGGATCATCTCCTTGTCTTTCTTCGTACGCTCGTGGAGATGCACACTCGTCAGCTTTTCCGCTGCCTGGTCGCTGATGACAACGCCATCCTCGAACGCGTACCCCTTCCATGGCATGTAGGCAGCCTTGAGGGTCGTGCCCATCGCTAGGACGCCGTCTTTCGTGAACGAACTGTCTGCGACGAGGTCTCCCTCTTTCACCTGGTCCCCGACCTTCACTTTGACGTCGGAGTCGAGCACTACGCCGCCAGATGTTGGAAAGTCCTTGTAAGCCTTGACGACAACGGCCTTGCCCTTCTTGGGCTTGATGCGGACCTCGTAGGCCCCGTCGACTTCATTGACGGCCGTGACCTTGCCAGCTACCGGAGACTTGCGCGCCCCGGCGTGCTGAGACATCTCCTCTTCCATCCCCGTCTGGACTAGCGGCTGCTCTCGGTTCTTCAGCGGCAGGGCCTGGGTTACATGCTTCCCGGCCATCATAGCCCGATTCCCCTGATTGGACTGGAGGAAAGGGACCAGGTTCGTGGCCGTGTCGAAAGCCTGCTGTGGCTTGGGGAGGATGAAGTCCACCGTTTGCGGGTCGACAGACTCTATCTTGCCGTTCCTCTGCGCCAGCACTTTGCCCTTCGCAGCTTTTACACTCGTCCGGCCCGCTCGCTCGCGGATGTTGAACTCGTCTGGGAACGCGACAGTCGCCTTCGCGGCCTCCTCGGCTGAGACGCGCACTTTGCTACCGTCCGTCCGCAACATCTCGGTCTCGAGCTTCCCGTCCCTGGTGGCGCGGACACCGACAGGGAGGTGGAGAGAGACCCCTGCTTTTCGACTCTCCGGCGTGTGGAGAGGATCGATGAAGCCGAAATGTGACGGGCTTACCAGAGGAGCATCGGATGGAACTTGCTCCAAGTTCTTGATGGCCCCCAGGCCCAACATGCTGACTCGGTTGTGCCCAGACATCGTGCCGACGGGGTTGGCATGGTCTACGATGTCAGACTCATCTGAGTCGGTCAGCATAGTGTGGACCGGCTTGTCCAAGATCCGAAGTGGGAGGGCCTTGCTAGCCGTTTCGGGCTTCTTCTTTGGATTGTTGAGGCGACCACGTATCTTCGCACGGATGCGCTCGATGTTCCTTGGGTGTGAGATGCTCTCGGCGATCAGCTTCGGAGGCGCTGCCGTGTGCTTGAAGAGCAAAGACTCCCTGTCGTCTTCTTCAGCTTCCCCTCTGGAAATCTTGAGCAGGCGATTCATCGACGAGACGAGTGTGTCCCCATCGATGGTGTCGATACGCTTCCCGAGAGTCACCTCGGTCGTAGAGGGGTCGATGGAAGTGCGGCCGAAACTCTCTTTGATGCGCTTGGCCTTCTCGTCAGTGGACAGGCTCTTCGTCACCTTCGGGTAGATGGCCGCAAAGGCGCTATCGATGCTACGCTTCTTAGAGCGGGCCGATAGGTTGGCCTTGTGGATATCGTCCCCGAACCTCCCTGATAGCGCCTCGGTATTGTACCCCAAGGCCCCCAATAGGTCGTAGGCGTTGATGGTCTTCCTGGTCCCGATTTGAACGAGGAACTTCCCGCTCTGGTCGTCGAACCTGACTTGGAACTTCCTCCCGCGGTCGACCTTGCCGCCCTCGTGCAACCCGTTGTCGAGATTGAACTCGGACACGAGCTCACCCGCCTCGTTCCTCCGAGAGAAAACGCCCGACTTCCGGCGAAGGACGCTGTGTACTTGTCGCTCTTTCCCAGAGACGATGAAGGTCTTACGATCCGTCATCTTGGGCAGGTCCAAGACCTTCACCCGCGCTTTGTCAATCTCCCCTTTGGAGTCCCGCAAGGTGACATTGGCGTAGACGGGAATGGACCACGTCTTACCTTTGGTGAGCTGGGCGTATTGTCCCGAGATGTCGTCTTCAGCTTTGTTGTCGACAATGTCGACGCTGTTGAGTTCAACGGTCAGGTTCCTGCCAGCAACAGGGAAAATCTCCTGGATGGCTTCGCCGACCGAGTCCTTGATCTCGTCGTAGTCGTAGATCTCTTGCGCCATGAGTCATCCTAGATGGCCGCACTTCCCGGACCACGGCGCGGCGGAAGTTGCTGTGGTTGTGGCTGCATCATCTGAGCACCGGGAGCTGTACCAGGTCCGAACCCGGGTCCTCCTGGCTGCATTCCAGGCTGCATCATACCTGGCTGCATCTGCTCTTCCTGCGGAGCCCCCTGCTCCTGAGGCTGCTCCTCTTGGCCTCCTCCTTGAGCTCGAATCTGCTCAACCATCGAGGCAATCTGCTGCGCGAGCTCGGGGGATTGCTGGGCAACCTCGGTCAGCGTCTGCTCGATGACCTCATCGGGCTGTGGGGCCAGCTGCTCGGCCATCCTCATCGCAAACTGCTGCGGGTCCTCTTCCCCAGTCGGTGGCATCCCTTGCTCAGCCCCGGGCTGCCCTTCCATCCCAGGTTGCTGCATGCCCATCTCTTGCTGCATCGACATCTGGGCCTTTTGTTGGACCTCTGCTGCTTCTGCCTGGGCCCTGGCCTGCTCGACCATCTGGATAGACATGTATTCGGACTGGCGCTTGAGGGACTGCTTGATGTCGTCGTGCTCGTCGGACGGGTTCTTCCCGAAGTAACCGAGCAATGTAGAGTCTCCAATCTTGTTCATCTGCGAAAGCATCAGCGCGTGCTGCTTCAGCTGGATGTCGTCGGCCATCTTGAATGGGGTCCACGCATACGGGATGATCGGCCACTTCAAGAAGCGGGCTACGGACTCGACGACGAACTTCGTCAGGCGCTTGTAGCCCGATGTGAAGCTCAAGATTTGGTTCTCCAACATCCGGAGTGAGACGTTACTGCCAGACCACTGGAGGCCACCGAAGATGAACTCTGTCGGGACAGCCAAGTCGGCAACAATCATCTCTGTCCAGCCACGAATTTCCGGGACGAGCAGTAGGTTCCGCCCATCGCCCCAAATCGGAGTTACCCCCATAGGGACAGGGGAGAAGGGGATGTAGTTGGGGTCCATCCTGGCCCGAGACACCTCCTCCTGAGTCTTCTGGAGGAGGTCGGTCAGGTTGGTGAACATCATAGGGTTCCACCCCTCACCGCCGCCCATCGGGAGAGGATGGATCATCGTGAGTGGAATCGTGCGCTCGATAGCGTTGGCCTCTTGGGCGCGCTTCATGAGTTGGACGTGGAAGATGTCCTTCAGAGCTGCGAGGATAGGCGGGTGTCCGAGGCCCTGAGATTCACCATCTGGGCTTGGGGCCTTGACGTGGACGAAGTTCCTCTTGTCAAACGTGACGAGGCCCCGCTTCTTCGTCGCAGCGATGAATGCCCACGGGGTCCTCTCGATGACCCTCCTGTCACCTCGCCGGACTCGGCGCATGAGCTGCTCGGAGGGTTGGTACTTGTACTCGGTCTCATCGGTAGCGTCGTTGTGGAACGTGAGGACGCGCTCAGGATTCCAGATCTTGATGCGAAGACCACGGGAGGTCCTCACCAACTGATCCTTGACCTTGAAAGGACCGTTGGTCCCGCACTTCCTGCATTCTCCGTGGAAGCGAAAGTCGACCCACCGGTACTCTTTCTTCCTGAACTCTCTAGCGCGCTTCCTGAAGCCACACTTCGGGCAGATGAGCCACCGGTCAAATGGATAGTGGATGCTGACGTAGGCGTTCCCAAAGGTGTAGTAGTGCAACCCGAACTGGTAGCACTTCTCGTACATCAGCATGTCCTCGAGCATCAATGAGGACCAGCGTTTCTTCCACTTGTCCTCGTCGAAGCTCGAGGACATGCTGGAGTCTGCGTCGCTCCCCCACACGAGTTCTGTGAGAGAGTAGGAGGCCATCTTGGTCACGTAGGCGTAGACCGGGCCATAGGTCAGCGCGTAGTACTTTGCCCAGCGGAACAGCGCCCGCATGTTCTTCGGCAAGTACACCTGCGATAGGTCGAAGAAAGGACTCGGATACCTGACCCCGACGCGGTTGTACTTCTGGAGGTGGCTAGCCGCCCCCAGACCGCCTACCGTGAATCCGTCACCACTCATGTGCTACTCACCCTCTTGTAAGTCGACAGCTCCCTGACGGACTCCTTGACGATACCCTGGACCTCGTCCCACAGTGCCCGATAGCGAACCCCCTGAACGGCCTCTTGGCTAGTCAGAGGATCAGACCCCTTCCTGATGGAAGCTTCTCTGTCGAGCGGGACGGAGAGGTCCCTTCGCTTCAGCAGTTCCCGAATCCGGTCCCCTGCGATCACTAAGGGGAAGGGCAATACCCACATTCCATGCTCGAGGCAAGTAGTTGCGATGTACGAGAGGACCTCTTCACTGTAGTTCTCCTGCTCCCCCCGAGCTTTCTCTACGAAAGACGCAAGGAGCATAGCCTCGGCCATCTGCTCCACAGTCGGGATAGGAAACCCCGTGAAATCGACCCCGTCACCGTTGATGCCCTGGCAAACCCAGTTGAACACCTCCCATTCTTTCCAGAAAGCATTCCCGGACTCCAGCAGACGCAGGGACTGTATCAGGTCTCGTGCACCCTGAGAGATCGGGAACGAGCCCTCCAAGACGTCTACAGTAGCCTGGGCCTCGTGGACCCACCAGTCCTCTCCAAGTTGATCTCGGAGGATGTACCAGACCGTCATCGACTCGAGGTCTGCGAGATCCGCTTCCGCCTCTACCTCGATATCAGAGCTGTCGACAAGGTCTTCGTCCGGGTCGGCCTCGATCTCGAAGTCCTGAGGCGTACCTACAGGCTTATCTGTGTAGAGGGAAGAGAGGTCCTCTAACTGTCCCTTGACGTTGAAGATATGAAAGGTTTTGACCGCCACAAGTTCATGCTCCTCAGACCTGGACGCCGTGCTCTGCTGTGATCTGGTTCGCCAGCCGGCTGATGATGACCTTCTGCGGCCGTGGTAGGGAGTTGAAGATGGCCTCGGGGTTCTTCCTCATCTCTTCAGCGAGGTGGTTCCCAAACTGCTCCTCGATGATCTTCTGGCGGTTGGTCGTCAGCCACTCGAGCTGCCCCTTCGTGATGGAGTTGATGCCATCATTGAAGAGGACCTCCGGCTCTTGGGCTACTTTACCAAACGTCGAGTAGACGGCGTCCGGAACGGAGTCGAACAGACCTGTCGCTCTGTCGAGCTCGTCGAGGTTCTGCGCAAAAGCCCCAGGGTCGAGACTGTCCTTGCTCTGGAACAGGCGCCCGTAAGCACTCGTGTCCATCGCCGCCTTCTCGAAAGCGCCGTCGCTCTCATCGGCAGCGACGCACATCGCCTGCCGCATCAAGATCGCCTCGAACAAGTCCGGGGCGTAGGTATCCGATGCGTACTTCTCGAATGGCGACGGGACGTGAACTTCCTCGGCCTCAGCCTGCTTCACGATGTGCTTGGCAAGAGCACGCTTCTCCCACCCTGTGAGGAAAGCCTCATTGTCGTAGAAATAGGCCATGGCCACCTTGACGCCGACGTCCTCAGGGGCAGATGCCGTCTTCACCTGCGGGAGAGGTGGAGGCGCACCCGGGTCGAGCATGACGAGGTTCGTCTCGGGAGAAGGCTCCTTGGTCCCGGCCAGCTTCTCGAGCTCGGGCGGGCAGTACATGCCGAAGTCCTGAGTGCATCGAAGAAGGTTCTCAGCCGCAACCTTCACCGCCTCCTGCGGGAGCAGTGTCTGGTTCCGGAGCAGGGCAACGGTGGACAGGGCGACGTTGCCCTCATCGACGCAGGCGAACTTTCTGTGCTTGGCAGGAGGGTCTCCTGGTGCATAGAGGACAAGGGCAAACTCAGAATCGGACAGCCCGTCCAGCTGATCCGTGAGGTCTGCGGCCACTTTGGTGAGGTCGGTTCTCAGTGTGGCTGGTAGCCGGCCCAAGATCGACGGGTCGTCGTAATGGTCTACTCGGAACATGATAACTCCTCGCAAAATCCTACCGCCAGCTTACTCGGAGCAGGCAAGACCGTCAACGTCGTGCCTTTCAGTTCTCCGTATAAGTCAGGGCACCGGATGACAGGAACATAGCGCAAGGAGGACATGAATGTCAGCAAGTAGAATTCCGCGACCGAGGACTTGGCTGGGACGCGAAAATGGGCGAAGAGTGAGAATCACAAGGTCCCCGAACGCCGACTACGACGATGACGACGATACTGGGATCGACGTACGGAGCGTAGGCAAGGGGAAAGACATCTTCTCCTCATCGATGGGAGACGTTCTCGAGTCCATCTTCCAGGACATCGACAACGAAGAAGACGTCCCGGTGAAGTGGGAAGACGCCATGGGGATGATGATCAAAGTGACCGGAAAAGCAGCCGCTATGGGCGCGACTCTGGTCGTCTCGCATGGTATTCTGATCGGCATCCGAGCAGCCTTTCAGAAAATGATGGTGTTCAAATGGTAGTAAAGGGGACCTGGGCACTCGTGCCCAAAGGGGAACTCAATTGGCGGGCGCTGACGAGCAAATGCTCGTACGCCTACGCTGACGGGCGCGAAGTGCAAGAGGTGTACGACGTCGGCAAGTACTGGATGTGTCCGAGGGAAGTCTTCTCGGACTCCCAGCTCAATCTCTTGCAGGTCCCTGTCTTGAGGATCGAGCCCGCGTTCCGAAAAGCATTCGGGTCGGCAGCCAATGTCGTCTCCGCGGACAACGCCCCAAACGAGAGGGCTCGGCGAGCACAAATCCAGGCTGTGGATGTGCTACTGGAAGAGAACGGGGTGATCCAACTGCCGCCTGGCACAGGGAAGACCGCTATCGGGCTACAGCTGGCACAGACCCTGGCCGTCCCGACGCTGATCGTCGTACACACGAAAGACCTACAGCAGCAATGGGTAGACCGAGCACAGACAGTGCTTGGTCTGCCCAAGGACCGCATAGGCCTGATAGGAGGAAAGGCCAAGAAGTGGAAGTACGAGGAGAAAGACCTCGTTGTATCCCTGATACAATCTCTATCCAGGACTCCGGACAAGTGCGTCCCCCTCTTCTCGGAGTTCGGGCTAGTCATCTACGACGAAGTACACCACATGCAGGGGTTCCAATTCCGCAACGGGTTGGCGATCTGCAGGGGTAGGCGTGTTGGGCTCAGCGCAACACCGGACTGTGCTGGGCTGGAGTCGGTCTTTTTGAACCACATCGGGCCTGTCGTCTACCGCAACGACGAAACCGACCTCGAGCCCGAGGTCTTCTTCGTCAAGACCAAAGCGCGCCTGACGCAGCAGCAAATCGCCAGGATCAAGGTAGGGGCGTCCCTTGATGACGATGGGGCTGAGCGTGCGTGGACTTTGAACGAAGTTGGTACAAGCAAGATCAACGACTCCATCCTGGCTCAGGTTCAGCAATGCGCTGGGCAGGGCAGAAAGCAGCTCCTCTTGAGCGACCGCAAGGAGCAGCTGCGCTTTCTTCACAGCAACCTGAAAGGGTCCTCCTTGTTAGTCGGGGACACGGACGCAGATGACCGGGCAGGAGCTCTACACGATAGTGACATCGTGTGTGCGACCACCCAGCTGGCAACAGAGGGACTCGACAGGCCCGAGCTGGACACGCTGCACATCTGCTTGCCCTGGGCCGGCAAGAGGCGCTTCGTCCAAGGAGTCGGAAGGATCCTCAGAAACCACCCAACCAAACAGCCGCCGCACGTCTACGCCTACGACCCAGTAGACGTGCCCATGCTACACCGAACATTCGGGAAGTTCCGCGGGAACGTGTACCGATACGGCTACAGGAGAAAGAGCATTGACGGAACTTGAACACCTACCGCCCTCGGAAGTCGAAAGCTACCTGGGAGCGGAGTGGGGGAATTGTACCCGCTGTCCCCTCAACGAGACCCGACTTGGTCGTCCGATCTTCGGGAAAGGAAACATCGACAACCCCCCGATCGTGTTTGTCGGGGAAGCTCCCGGCGTCCAAGAGGAGAAGAAGGGAGAGGTCTTCGTCGGCAAGACTGGAACGACCCTATTCGACGTCCTCTGGATGCTCGACATCGACAAGGATCGCCACTACTACACCAACGCAGTCCTCTGCCGCCCGCCCGACTTGGAGAACCCCAAGTACAACCGGCAGCCGATGGGCGGAGAAGTCAGCGCGTGTAGGGAGCGCCTGCACAAGGAGATCTACCACCTGAACCCGCTTCTGGTGGTAGCTCTCGGTGCCGTTGCTGCAAAGACACTCGGCGGGCCATCCTGCACGCTCAAGGCCTACCGCGGTGAAGTCGTCAACATCAAAGTCCCTAGCGAGGTCAAGGGAGACTTGACATACCCCATGCTAGTGACCTGGCACCCGGCCGGTGTGCTTCGTCGTATCGACAGCCGGTTGCCAGACAACACCCTGCCCCCCATCGACAACTTCCCCAAGGTCTTCTTCAGCGACGATCCGTATGAGCAGCTCGTGAGAGACCTGGCGATTGCCGAGGGGATTACCCAATACGTACTTGCGGCCTACGAAGGACGGAAGAGAGTTCCGGAGATTGTGGAGGAGTTGGCCGTATACCTGAACTAGGAGGAGTAGATGCCGAGAATCAAGAAGAGCGGCGCATTGAGAGACGCCTACGAGCTCGCTACACAGCTGAACGACATGACGGCTGTAGTTGACGAGATCAGAGCCAAGCAGACGGAGGCCGAAGAGCTCTACCATGCAATGCTAGAAGCCCCGGAGCTGCTAGACAAAGTTCGAGAACTTGCCGAGAACATGCCGGCAAAGCCGAGCTTCCAAGACCAGATCGACGAGAGGATGAACGAGATCCAACATCTGATGGCGAAAGCCAAGAGGATCTCCAGGAAATTCTCACGGCCCCAAACCATCGAAGGGTGGACGTTCAAAAGCCACTCCGGGGGCAAGAACAAGGCTTTCAACATCAGTGTCCTGCGTGACCTGGGGTACGGAGACATTGAAATCGGAGGGCAGCCGCTCATCATCACCGAGGAGAAAGTGGACCCGAAAATCTGGGACGCGGCTGTTGCACAAGGGTTCATAAAAGTCGATACTGCTACGCGCGCCGGGGGTTTCGTAGAAACCAATAAGACCAGGCGCGCGGCGTTCAAGAAATCGGAGGAGTCATGAGCGAGAGGAAGAACGCCTTCTCCGGGAAGATGACGATCAAGAACAACATCTCGGGGAAGGAACGAGATTTGGAGGTAGCCATGCCAGGAATCGACTCGGCCGAAAGGCTGATCCGAAAGAAGAACAGAACCGCCCGCGCGTCAGTTAGGCTCTCCTTCGGGAGGTCCGTCGACTACGGGAACTACAGCTTCAAGATCGACATGGGTGGCGAGTGTGACGTCACTGAGGAGGACCTCTTCAACGGGGAGGCCCACCAAACGATGGCGGAGCACATCGCCGACGGGTTGGTGCCTTTCGTCGAGATGGTCGACGGGTCTTGGATCCCCGAGGCCTACCAACTCGATGGGAAGATCGTCCTCCAGATCGGTGATGGCGAATGATCAGGAAATGCGCCATCGATAGAGTCTGCGCGCTAGACGTGCAGGTACAAGAGTCGCTCCCCCGTCAGGGGACAGCAGTACTGAAGGTCCAGTACAAGGCCGGGATCTCCGGCCAGGGTACACCCACCGCCTTCGTAGAGGGCGTCGCAACCAGCGAGCGCGTCATGCGCCGAGCACAGGCTCTCGTCGACGCTATTGCTGACGACGTCGAGGCGGCCTTCGATACCGGAAAGCCCTACAGAGGTAAGGACATTGGAGGTGTCAGCCTCGATTGACCAGGGCCTTTCCGCGTAGTAATCTGTGCGTCCCAAGACGGAGGTAAGCAATGAGCTCGAGGTTTCAGATGGCCCTCGTGACGAGGGTAATAGAGACCGGTGACTTGCGACCTCTACGCATGTGGGGGATCACCCACGACGAACTAACCGACGAAGACGCCTCAATCCTCTTGGAGTTCGTCTCGCTCTACTTCAATGAGCACGGGTCCGTCCCGCGCAAGAAGACCATCCGGGAGAAGCTCCCGGGGATCTACTTCGAGGAGACGGACGAGGAGGACCCAGAGATACTCTGTTCGGCTGTGGCAGAAGAGCTCGCCGAAGCGAAGTTCAGGCGGCTCCAAATCGAGTCGCAGGACCTTCTGGAGAGACACGGCCCTCTCGGGGCTGCCGAGGAGCTCCAGAAGAAGTACATGGATATCTCCTCGAGCTTCGGCAGAACGCCGACCTATGTCTTGGGAAGTCGGGCCGACATCGACTTCAGGGCATTGACCTCCGAACAAGAGGTCGATCGCGTAGTCCCCTACGTCTGGCCCACCATGCAGAAGTGTTCTGGTGGAGCTCGCTCAGGCGAGTTCATCGTACTCTACGGCAAGAAGAAGAACGCCAAGACCTGGGCCTTGCTCGAGCAAGCCGAGTTCGTCTCCAGAGAAGGGTACAAAGTCCTCTTCATCACACCGGAGATGCCCAAGAGCCAAATCGCTCGCCGCGTCTACGCCATCAGGGCCGGCTTCCCCTATTCTCCGATGAGGACGAAAGACCTCTTCAAGATGGGGGACGCCAAGGCTGCTGAGAACATGATGCACCTTCGGCGGGTGATTGCTTCTTTCCTAGACCAGTCGAACTTCATCATCTACGACCCGGAAGACGAAGAGGGCGAACTGCGCATCGACAGAATCGAAGGACTCGTCGATGAGCACAAGCCGGACATCCTCCTGGTCGACCAGATGCAGTACATCACCATGGGTGACCCGAATAGGGAGCTCCGGCACAAGTTGGGTGACGTCTCGAAGAGGTTGAAGAAGATAAGCCGAGTCAAGGACCTGCCGGTCATGGTCTCAACGCAGTCGAACAAGGACGGCGACATCGCAGAGAGTATCCAGATCGAACAGATCGCTGACATCGTCTTGTGGGTTTCTTTGAACAAGGAGACCGGCATACGCCATTTCAAAGTTGCCGCTGCAAGAGAGCTAGAGGCGGAAGACTGGGCCTGCTTCGCGGACTTCTGCGAGAGGATCCACGAGGTACCGCCTGGGCACCGCTCTCTCAAGAAAGACGAGTCGAAGGAGGAGAAAGTTCGTAGAAGAAGTCCCAAGCAACAGAAACTCAGGGGGAGGAAATGAATCTCGCAGTCGAGACCGCCCTCTCCCACCTGGAGAGGGTCAGCAAGCCCTACGCCGGAGAGAGGGGACATCGCCAAATCAAAGCGCGGTGCCCCTTTCACGACGACAACCGCCCCAGCTTCGGGGTGAATTTGGACACGGGCGACTGGAACTGTCTGGCAGGGTGTGGTGGAGGGTGGGTCGATACCCTCCTCTACCGCTTGGGGTACAGCAAGGAGCAAGTCAAGCAGCTGACGAAGGGGCTAGGACGCCCTGAGAGGCCCTCACGCCTTCGCCAGCATGTACTGGAGCAACGACATAGGGAGGCAGGAGTTGTCCTGCCAGAGGAGGTGCTGGACGTGTTCTACGGGTGTCCCATCGACATGCTCGATGACGGATGGCCCGAGGAGGCGTTGTTCAAATTTGAAATAGGCTGGGATCACGGACAGGAGAGGATCACGTACCCAATCAGGGATATGTGGTCAAAGCTGGTCGCGGTCTCCGGGAGAACCGTCTACGGGAATGCCTGGCCGAAGTACAAGTTCTACGGCGAGGAGGATCTGTATGACCTGGCGCCTGTTGGGTATCGACCTCAACGGGCCAACCTGGTCTACAACGTCCACCGAGCCGTCCTGTCGGCCCGTAGAGGGGAGCTCGTTCCAGTATGTGAGGGGTTCAAGGAAGTCATGCGGCTAGAGATGGCCGGGATCACAGGGGTATCCCTGACCGGAGCCATGTTCAGTCGAAAACAGATACGCGTCTTGAACACCCTCGTCTTTCGCACTGGCTGCACGCTGGTCGTCATGCTGGACGATGACAAGGCCGGGCGGGAGCAGGCACCCAAGCTCTGCAAACGCCTATCCCGGTTCACCATGCCCAGAATCGCCTTCACGGAAGATGTGAAGGACATTTCCGAGGTCGAAGACCTCAACCAAGTCAGAAGGGTCGTTAGGGGGTCATCCACATACCTCGATTGGACCCTCAGAGAAAACTAGGAGAAAACCAGATGGGACTCAGAAACGCACAAGCACGTAGCCGACAGCTCGCGCGCCAGAAAGCTCAACAAGAGCAGACCGACGAGGATCGATTCGCCTTCAGGCGCTGGAAGATCCGTCACGATCCGGGCGAAAGCGGGCTGTACATCCCGATGTTGAACGGGGAAGGGGAGTACCAGATCGAGGAAGAGATTCCGGCCCACAAGGTCGGTGACTCGCGCCGGTACGTCGCCTGCACGAGAGAGCTCCCCGACTTCAACGGAGAGTGCTACTACTGCGACCAGCGAGACAAGGAACGGCAGACCAAGGCGAAGAGCGTTGGGGTCGTCAAGACCTCCTTCTCCTTCTTGGGCGTCTGGGACATGAACTGGTGGCTGATGACGATGGGCCAGAACAACATGGCCCTGTACGAGATGTGGCATGGCAGGCACTCCGGCGACACACGGCCCGAGGAAGCCGTCATTGGAGGTCCGAGGTTCTTTCGGATGGGGTCCAACTCGCAGGATTCCTGGAACGACTTCGCCGAGAGCCTCGAGGACGTGTGCGAATGCGTCGCCGAGACGGGCGACCCAGAAGTCAGCACGTGCTACGTCGTCGAGGTCCGCTGCCCCGAGTGCGGGTGCATCCTGAAGACCGACTCCGAGCTCGGGCGGATGGGTGGGCCTGTCAAGATCCGCCACCAGGTCCTCAACCAGCTGCAGAAGTGCAAGCCGGTCAAGGACGGAGGTTGCTGGACCACAGAGAAGGAGGAAGACGCCTTCAACAACATGTTCCTCCCCGAGGCTGTCTACTCCTGCCTCAACCACGAGAAGAACCCGAAGAGCTGTCCGGAGGCCCGCCCCATCGATCCGTTCATGAAGCCGATGGAGGTCACTCGCATCGGGGACAAGACGGCCACGACGTACGCCTGTGAGAAACCCCAGGGAATGTCCTGGGCCGAGTACGTCAACTTCGAAGTACCGAAGGAAGCCTTGGAGGCGTTCGCCGAGGGCATGGACTTCAGCAAGAAGCTGAAGGTCAACAAGCTCAACGACCAGCTCAAAGACATGGGCTTGGCGCCCGGAGGCGGCTCTCAGCAACAACGCTCCCGCGGGTACAGGCGCGGTAACCGGTAGCCGTCACCACACCAACCTGGGGGGAGGTGGGAGACTGCCTCCCCCCAACCAGGATAGGATATGAAATACCGACTAGACCTGCCTCCGCCGGAGGTACTAACGACGAAGGAAGAGGTCCAGGCCCTGTACGAAAGCCTGATGGCCTACGACGAGGTGGTAGCCTACGACACTGAGACTTCTGGTCTCGAATGGGACGCTACCGTCTATATGATTCAGTTCGCATACCGGCCTTCTTCACACCCTCTCGGCCGGCGAGTCCTAGTCCCCACATACAGCCCAGCCTACTTCGTGTTCTATGACATACTCAGACCCTGGTTTGAGGATCCGGAGAAGCCGAAGTTCGCGCAGAACGCTCCCTACGACTACAGGCTCATGGCCAACCATGGTATCGAAGTGAGGGGCCTTCGTGGCGACACGATGAAGATGCACCACCTCTTCGACGAAGAGGGAGACCATGGCCTGAAGACCATCGCCAAGAAGATGTGCGGCTTGAACTTGAAGGGGTTCAAGGAGGTCTTCGGGAAGAAGATGACGCGCAAACTCGTCGTCGAAGTCTTTGAAGACCCCGAGAGGCAACAGGCTGCAACCGACTACGCTACCCTAGACCCATGGGCAACGCTCGAGGTTGGGGAGATGATCCAGGAGCGCTTGGCCACGATCCCGTGGGAGGGTGCCCCAGAATCTCTCGCCGCTATTGGAGTTCCAAAGAAGCCGACCAGGTGGGACCAGCACGTCCACCTCGATGTTCCTTTCATCCAGGTGCTCCAGAACATCGAGAGGCGCGGTGTCCCCTTCGACGCAGCACGCCTCAGTCAGCTAGCCGAGCCGATGGTGAAGGACGCCAGGGATATCACCCGCGAGCTCTGCAGCGAGTACAATGTCAGCGTCAACTTGTCCTCGCCCAAACAGGTCTCCGAGTTCTTGTTCGGGACCTTGGGACTCAAGCCCAAGAGGAAGACGTCCACCGGGTGGTCCGTCGACCAGAAGACCATGGAAGCCCTTCTTCGAGAGGGGCATGAAGTCGCCCGTCAGATTCTCGACTACCGCAAGATCATCAAGATCAAGGGGACCTACGTCGAAGGCTTGCTCAAACACATCGCCCACGACGGGAGGATCCACACGTCCTTGCGGGCGACGACGGTAACCAACCGCCTACGTAGCAGTCAGCCGAACCTGCTCAATCTTCCTAACGCCGACCGTGACGTTTACAAGATCCGCGAAGCCGTCGTTGCCCCACCCGGATACATCATCGTCTGCGTCGACTACAGTGGCCTGGAGATGCGACTGGCTGCCGCAATGTTCGGCGACGACGGGCTCATCCAAGCCATCTCGGACGGGATGGACCTCCACTCCATGACGGCCGCTATGATGTATGGCCTCGACTACGAGGAGATCATCGCAGCGAAGAAAGCGTCCGACCCGACCAAGGCCCAGAAAGCTCTGAAGAACTACCGGAGCTCTGCAAAGACAACCGGGTTCGGTATCAACTACGGGATCGGTCCGCAAGGACTGGCCATTCAGCTTACCGGAATCCTCGGGCGCATCGTCAGCACTGAGGAGGCCAAAGACGCCATCGAGATGTACCTCGAGGCCCGGCCTGGAATCCGAGAGGGCATCAACTACTACAAGAAGATGCTCTGGGAGACGGGCACGGTCAGTACAATCCTGGGCCGCACGAGGACCCCGCATGGCACCTACCACTCCAGCTACGCAGACAGGTCGTCGGCCGAAAGGCAAGCTATCAACTTCCCGATCCAGGGAACTGCTGCAGATCTCATTCAATTGGCTATGATGGAAGCAGAGTATGACAGTACTCTCGCCGACCTCGGAGCCGAGATGATTCTGCAGATTCACGATGAGCTGCTCTTCCTGGCCCCAGAAGAGAACGGTGATTCAACCATGGCCCGGGTGAAGGAGATCATGGAGAACCCGAGAGGGTGGCCGGGACTCCCATACGACGTCCCGGTAGAGGCGGAAGGTGGAACATCCTACACATGGGCCGATGCCAAGTAGGAGACCGTGATGGAAAAGTACGGAGTAGAACAAGTCTCTGTCAAAACAGCCAAGGCTGGAAAGCCAGGCTCGTGCCCCTCGTGCGGAGGCAGGATGGAGAACAAAGGTAGGGTGAGCTGGTGCCCAAACTGTGGGACGAAGCCCTACGAGGAGGAACGGAATGCCGAAGAAGAAGGAGGAAGAAGCCCCGACGAGAACTGAGATACTACGAGGGCTGACCAGGGGCTTGAGCCGCAGCGATGAAGTCGTCTTCACGCCGGCGGACAAGCTCTTCAACGTCCACGAGATCAGGCTCGACTCAGGCATCTTCTCATTGAATCTGGCGCTGAACGGGGGGTACCCCTGCGGCCAGAACGTCATCATCTACGGCGAGCCCAACGTCGGGAAGGACCTGACGGCGAACTTGTGCCTTGCAGCTCTGCAAAGGAACAAGGGGAAGGAGGCCACCGCCGCATTCATCAACAACGAGGGCGAATTCGACAAGAACTTCGCGCGCCTGGTCGGGTGCAAGCTCGACTGGAGCGATGGCGAGATCGACTTGTGGGAAGAGAGGCACAAGAAGAAGCTCCCAGCGAAGAAGAAGAAGGAGCTCAAGAACGAGGGCATCGGGGACATCTGGTTCCCACACGCCAAAGACGCCCAGGCGGCGATGGACTTGATCCTCGACCTGTCGAGTGCTGGCGTCTTCGACATGATCGTCCTCAACTCAATCGACGGGCTGATACTGGCTGAAGCGATGGCTGGGGCGCAGAAAGACGGCATCAGCGGGGCGTCGAAAGGGAGAGGTGGACAAGGCAGAGCCCAGCTCCTGAGCGACTTCTTCAGGCTCAAGGGCCACATCATGCAGGAGCCCGTCAAGGTCAAGCGCAGAGGGCGCTCTGTCGAAGAGAAGAGGCGGACCGTCTGCTTCTTCATCTCTCAGCTACGGATGGCTCAAATAGGCCCCAACATCACCTTGGACAAGCAGCAAACGGGCGGGTGGGCACTGAAGCACTACTCGGGCGTCACGCTGCAGATGTCGAGGGTATCCGGGAAAGAGACCTACACCGGCCCCCAAAGCAAGAAGGCGCCTGACCACGTCGAGACGTCGCACCTCATCAACTACTACCTCAAGAAGGTGAAGTACGGAGCTGCTGACGGGAAGAACGTCCAAGTCAGGTACTACAAGCACGACCACGTTGGGAAAGAGTCGACTATTCCAGCCGGCACACTCGACGAGGCAGAGGCCATCCGCACAGCTCTGCTGGACACCGACTGGCTCGTGCAGCACGGGTCCCGTGGGTATTACCTGCGACTACCTGGGCACGAGGAGAGATTCATCGCCGGGGGCCGGATGCTGGTAGACGAGGTCCTGCGAGACGAGGAAGAGGTCCGCTGGGCCTGCCAGAAGTTGCTGACGGAGAGAGTAAGTGGCACTGAAGTCGAGGAGAACCTTCCGAAAGTCCCAGGAGTCGGAGAAGACGGCAGCGGGGAAGTACGGAAGGACGACAAGGGGTAGCGGGAACGACCCTCGAGATCCCGGAGACGTAGATTTCCCGCACGCCTTGGTTGAGGACAAAGTCAGGTCGGCAGCGGTCTTCTACTTGACCGAAGCCCTCTGGCGGAAGCTGCTGAGGGAAGCTCGCACCGTCTACAAGATGCCGGTCTATCGGGTGACAGTAGGAGACGCTGCCCCCGTCGCTGTGATACAGCGAAATGACTGGCTAGAGCTCGGTGGAGAAGAGCCCAAGGGGGCGTGTCTCTCCATCCCCAACAAGTCATCTGGGTGGTCCTGCAAGATCAGCACAGATCTCGTAGACGACTTGTACGACGGGCCGCTGCACACTCAGTGGCTCGGGTGGGAGCTCATCATTGTCCTCTGGGACGAATTTGAGAAACACAACGACGACTACATGGAGGAGTTATGTCAGAAGCCCTAGAGGGGATTGAGCTAATCGACCCCTGGGACCTCAAGAACAAAATCACCGAGTATCTGCTCGCAGAACAGCAACGGGAGAGGAGCAAGGTCTATTCAGCTGACCTCTCCCCATCGATGCTCACAGCCTCAGACCAAGGACCATACTGCGACAGGTTCCTCGGGTACAAGGCGGTAGGGACGAAGCAGTCCCCGAAATTCAAAATCGGGACCCTGAAGAGATTCGATACGGGGAAGGCTCTTCACACTCTGTACCAGGGGTACCTGACAAAGATATACGGGGAGGACAGGGTAATCCATGAGATCTCCGGTGGCATCCCGGAACTCCAGATGCGGATGAAGGGCGACTCCCAACTCGACGGGAAGTACGGCCTGGAGATCAAGCCGATCTCAGCTGGTCAGTATAAGAAGATCGTCAGCTCGGGGAAGCCGCTCCGGACACACGCCGACCAGGTGTTGTTCTACTTCGTCGCCTTCGGTTGGGAAACCTGCACGTTCCTGTACTTCTGTATGGACGGTCTCCACGACTGGGAGACGCTGGTTATGGCAGGGACCGAGCTGGACCTGGGGGACCTGGAGAAGACGGAAACTGTCATGCGGGCTGACCCAGTACGGTACGAAATGTACCGCCGGCGGATCCTCGACCGAGTGCTCGCTCCCATCAACCAGGGTGAGCTCCCCATTCCGTATCAGGGTTTCTGGTGCAGGACTTGCCCCTACCGGGAAGTCTGCTTGAAGGAGTAGCACATGCCAAAATTCAACATCGACGCGTCCGAGGACATCAAGTTGCTCGAGACATCCTTGGACGCCCTACAACAGACAGTCATCTCCCGAGCTCGAGCTCGGGGGTTTATCCCATTCGCGCGCCCCCGAGTCCCCGAAGTCGTAAAGCCCTTCATCGAGTGCGTCCACCAGGGATACAGGATGTTCCTCAACGACCGCCGCCTGGAAGGGGTCGACCTCGAAGACTTGGAACTGGTCCCGCCGGCTGACGTGAGCAAACTCGACATCGAGATGGTGGGGCATCTCATCCAGTACTTCTCCGCCGAGCTGGCGTTCAAGTCCTGTGAGCTGGTCGACCTCGAGTATGTCCAGGCTGCAGCCAAGATGAAAATGTCCAGGCTGCAGAGGATGGTCGAGATGGACCTGCGCGGGCAGAAGGACCCAGCGACAGGCAGGAAGTACTCCGACAAGGCGAGGACCGAACAAGCGAAGTCAGACGCCAGAGTCCTACACGCCGAGGAGGTCTACCTCCTCGCACAGAGCACCTACAAGAGAGCGCAAGCTCTCTACGATGGGTGGCGGCGCGTGGTGGAAGCACTCAATCGCAACCGCATGGCGAAGATGGAGGAAGCACAAAGGTCATACCACAGCCCTGGGTACGAAAACGACTACAACCCCTCGGCTGAACGAACGAAGGCGAGGGCATCAAGATGGAAGAACAAGGGACGTACCTAGAACGTCACATACTGGACATGAGGAGGATTCTCAAGCGTCAGGAGCGCGTCTCCATGACCTGCCCGATGCCGCCCTCCCTGAATAGGATGCAGCGAGCTGTCAACGGACGTATCGTAGACAGCAGGCTCTACAGGGAGTACAAGGCGAGCTTCGCCAGGCGGGTCACGGACAAGAACCCTCACCTCATCACACTGCCGGACGACATCTACGCAGTCGACGGGGTCTACTTGGTCGTTGCCGCGTTCTACTTTGAGCGGATCCGGAAGAAGAACCGAGGAGGAGGGCCATCTCCCTACTTGAAGCTTGACGCCGACAACCGCGTAAAACCCCTACTCGACTGTATTAGGGACTTCACCGGTATTGACGACGCCAACTTCTTCTTCAGCGCCGTCGAGAAGGACGTAGACCCGGATGACCCCAGAGTCGAAGTCGAAATCTGGAGGGTCATGTGAAGCTGAACCAAAAGGACCTTCTCCTTCACGCACAGCTCAAAGGGCTCTTCCTGCCTGAGAGCATGTCGCCGAAGGAGATCATCGAATACATCAGGAAGCACGAAGACGGAGAGAAGATCGACGTCGCGGCGATGCACCATCCCTTCTGGGAGATGAGTGACATCCAGATGACGTGGGTGGAAGACCACTTCGACACAATCAGTGCCCAACACCCAGGGTTCCCAGACTGCATCCGCTGTGAGGCAGCGATGCGGGTGAAGTGCTTTCTGGAGAATCTGAAAACCATGATCCGTGGAGGATACCTCAACCAGGACAACCCCTGGTTGCTGAAACGCTAGGAGGAGAGATGACAGGAAAGAAATTGGATGCTCAGTTTGCGTACACCAGGCCGGAGTTGAGGAAGGTCCCCCGGCTCTTCTTGATGCTGTACCTCGAAGAGCGCTATCAGGTTCCGCGGTCCAAAGCTGGAGCTGAGAAAGGGTACGAGGGCCCCTACACGGCCCTCATCAAGGAGGAGTCGGTCCTCCTGGACCTCATCTGGGAGAAGTATCAGGAGGAGGGAATCGCCGGGGCCAAGGCCCTCAAGAAGGCAGCCCCGCGGCCGCCGACCGGAGAAGCTCCCGAAGAGCCGGAGCCGGAGCCGAAGCAGGAGGTCGAGGTGCCTATCGACACGTCCCCGCCAGAGGAAGAAGCGACGAAGCAGGCACCGGAGCCGGAGCCTGCCCAGAAGAAGGCAAAGAAGACCCGAAGCAGGAAACCCAAAGCGACTGTCGACATCGCCGCTATCGGAGACCTGCTACAGGAGCAGCTTGCGCCTCTCTACAACAACGTCGCCGCACTGGCGGAGGGGCAGGCCCTCGGATCGGACGAACGGAAAGCCATCTACGACATGGTGTCGAACGTCCTCGAGGAAGCCGACCGGCTGACGACTGTTCTGCGGAATGCGCTGGTACTCCTCGGGGGCCTCGTGGGAGACATCCGGGGCCTCGACTTCGGAATCACGGATGAGGTTCTCGAAGAGGCCTTCGTCCTCGGTATGCGCCTGACTGACCAAGAGAAGGTCGAGGAGCAGCCCGAGGGGAAGCCAGAGAAGCAGAAGACGAACGGGAAGGCTACGACGAAGTCCGTACAGGAAGACGAAGGAGCTACCTACAACGTCGAGATCGACGGAGAGACACACAAGGTCTCCATCCTCAGTCTCCAAGATGAGAAGAGGTTTCCGTCGGCGCTGCTGGCCCAGCTCGGGTCTGCTCTCGGCATCGAAGTTCGCGGAATGCCCAGGGTTCGTTCCGTCCCGCTGATCTGGGACGAATTGACGACTCAGGCAAACGCGTAGGTCACGGAAGACCACCAAGGGAAGCGGCGGTCGGGGAAACTCGGCCGCCGCTACCTCTTTGGGAAAACCATCCTTCCGATGATCAGCAGGGCCTCTTGGAGCTCTGCAGGAGTTGGTTCCTCCTTTTCGACGAGCTCGTAGAACCTTCTTTTAACATCCAAGGCAGCCTTGGTCCGCGCTTCGACACGGACCTTCGCGCGCCTGGCCGTCCGATCGCTGGGGCGCTTTTTCAGCTTCCTCTTCCTGACGTAGTAATCGACCCACTTCGCCTGGGGTAGGGCCAAGTCGTCGGAGATGATACCGACAGAGTCGTCCTCGGCAACGATAGGCGTAGATGGGCTAGCGCTCAAGATAGCGCCGTCACTCTTTCGGAATACGTAGTACACGAATCACCTCCTACGTGAAGTCGCCTTCGTCAGGAGCAGATGCTCCGATAGCGTACTCCGCACTGAAGAACAAGACGATCTTGGCAGTGTAGTTGATGAGGTTCGCCCCATACGTGACCCGCAAGTACCTCGTCGACCCAACCTTCTCGATCGCCAGCTTGAGCTCGTACGGGTTGTCTCCGACGTAGGCGTTCGTCGGGTTGGCATGGAAGAAGACCTCGTACTCGTCACTGTCAATCGGGTGCGTTGCGAAGCCTCCGACGAAAGCTGCGCTGTCTTCAATCACGTTGGAGTTGAGTGTGAAAGAGGTCGTATAGACGTCTCCGCCGGACTGGAAAGGGAAAAGGATGTCGAAGACGTGCCACCGTATGAAGTCCCTCGCCCACCCAGTTGCAACCTCCCCCTGCTCGTTGACAGCAAACTGCCCCCGCAGGGTACCGCTCCAAATTGCTGGGGGCATAACATCTGGGTCTTGACGAAGTTGCTGGAGGCGCCTTGGGTCATCGACCCCCGCATTATCCAAGACTTCGCGGTCGATGAAATGGATGATGTACTTGTTGGTCGGGTCGTCTGAGCCTATGCGCTCGTCCATCCCAGCGTAGTAGATACCGTCTTTTCGCCCTGGCCCATTGTTCAACAACACGTTCTCGAAGGTCATCAGACCTTCAGGGTTGTAGCAGAACACCCCTGAGGAGGCGATGTTGCCGACAGAGTCTATCAAGAACGCCACCTTCTGACGCGCGTCGACATGTGGGTGGTTCACAGTGCGCAGGATCTCGAAAACGGACAGGCGCGGGTTGTTCTTGACGTTCTGTGGCCAAACAGCGTTGATGTCAGTCGCCTCGAGGCCCTCCTCAAGGTCGATTGGGTCTTGGGTGTTCGTACCGCCGTCATAGTCGAGATCGATAGACTTCCCGTTGTCGTACGCATCCTGCATACCGCCGGGAGGTCCTGGAGGCCCTGGGGGTCCCATTGCTCCGCTACCGAGCAGGAAGACTACGATCTCCCCTGTGTCCGGCGTTGCATCAGCTGGAGTCGTAGACCACTCAATGCCCCCATAGAGGGTATCCGCAGGGTCTCCCCCTGTGATGGGCATCTCCCTGTACTGGGCATTAGCGTTGGCCAAATACCCGTCAACTACAGCACCGTCGTACCTGGCCGGGAGTTGGTAGACCCCATTGACGTAGACGTGGAGGTGCTTTTGGTTTGGCGCATAGAGGATCCCGATGTCCTCCCAATCTGCTGCTGGAGCAGTAATGATCGTGCGCGAGCCAGCATTGCTTCCAGAGCCGATAGCCCCGGGAACGCCATCCGAGAGGATGCAGTCGTTGTGCAAGACCAGCTGGTCATTCTCGATCCTGGTAGCGATGAAGAAGAACTGTGAGCCAGACACGCCAGCATTGGGGATTGGGCCGGTAGACTTCTGGATGGCCGAGTACGCATACTCGAGTACAGGGTCGACGCCGACATCCCACGTCCCCAATGGGTGAACGTCATCGACGTTCGACCCTCCGTCATTGATGAAGGGGATCTCAAGGTACAACGTCTCCCCGACTGCAATGCTGCCGATGAACCCTGGATTGGCTCCGGAGATGTTGATCTTGATCTTCCACGGCATCGACGGGAATTCGATGTAGAGGGGGGAGCTCCACGTGAACGTTCCTGTCGGACCAGAGATGTCCCAGGTGAGCGTCCCACCTTCAGTCAATCTGGCACTGCGCATCCGCGCCGTAAAGAATGGAGACGCCAAGCGGTCGTCTTGGTGGGTCGTCTGATTTCGGCGTACGTTGGTGTCAGTCATCAGCGGTGCCTATAAACGTGTTGCTGGCTCTCCACGTAGCCTACCACGTGGAGGACCACCTGTTCTACGTACGGCCCGACCCACAGAGAGACCGAAGCGTCATCTGGAGCTCCGCCAGTCAAATTGTTCACGGGGATGATGAACGGGTCGAACGCGTACCGTTTGGTCCCCGAGGTTGCAGCCGCAAGAGGCTGTACCAGATATTGGACGTCGTGGTCGTCTGCGATGCTGCTCGGGAACGACAAGGGAGGAGTAGACTCCGATGAGTAGAAGGCCACGCCGGTGATGTCGGTACCCCCACCGGTATCGTAGGCCGCCATGTCGATGTCGAACTCGACTTGTAGGATGACCCCATGAGCTGTCCTGGGGACATCTTCCGACAGGTCAACCGGGCCTATCTGACCACCACCACTACCCCAACCCCCGCCTCCATTATTGTCGGACAGTACTTGTGGTTGGTGCCCGGCACGGTACCGCACCTCATCCCCCACCCTATCGAACGGGCGGATGTAGTCGAACACCGGGCCGATGCCAGTGTAGGCGTAATAGCAGCCGATGTAGATCCAATCCAGGTTGGACGGATGAGCGAGCCACTTCAAATTGGTATTCGCCAACCCGATAGGGGGCGTCGTAGACTTCTCGATGTTTGTAGGGCCGAAGGCGGAATCGTGTCTGGTTCCTGGCCCGTCTATGTAGACATAGACCAGCCCCCCGGGCTGTGTGGGTGGGGACACCAAATTGCCGTCTACCTGAGCTGGGAGCCAAATGCGGTGGACGACCCACGTCTCTCTCGAAGAGTCCAAAGGCAACGCGAGCTCTCCTGGAGAGATGACCAGGTTGTCACTGCCGGCGTCGGTGTCGTCGAAGAAGACCTGTGGGCGCTGGCTGTAGGCCAACAGAGCTCCGTGATCGATCGCACCAACCCCTTGAGCTCGTCTTCCGGCGACCGGGTCGGCAATAACCCCACCAACGGACATCTCTGCCCCCGACGGGATGTCTGAGAAAGTGACCGTCGGATCGGTAGCGTCGTCCTCTCGGACGTCGTCAGTGCTCAAATCCACCGACTTGATGACCGTACCGTCACTCTGGGAGAGCGCGAGCTGGTCGAGTCCTGTTGGTCCGAGATTTGGTACAGCCAAACCTACGAAGGCAACAACCCAATCATCCACGCTGGGTACGGGCCTATTGGTGGGCGTCCAGGTGATCGTAGTGTACTGGGTAGTGGTGTCAGCTGGCTCGTCGTAGTCCCCGTTTCCTGCACCAGAAGGATGGCCATACCGGCCCTCCACGTAGCGCACACCGTTGACGTAGACCATCAATTCAGTAGCGCCAGGAAAGAATTCAGGATCCGCCCCCGTCGGGCGGATGATGCTCCCACCTACGGCACCGAAATCGTAGCTAGCAGACCCAGTTCCTGGCCCGCTGAAGACCCACCGAACCCCCTGGGCCAGCCCGCCGAGTCGCGTTCTGAAGCCGTCCTCGACGACGGTTCCGTCCATGAGGTAGAGGCGGTCTCCCCTGCATATCCCAAGCACCAGCAGGTTATCGTTGTCCTTCTCAACTTCGGAGTGGTTCAGCGCTCTGGGAACGACCGTCACCAGCGTCGTGGCGTCGTCAGCGCGATCCAGATTCGGAACCCCACTGACGTGGATGATGTAGCACTGGTCGTTGTCGATAGCAGCCAGCGTACCAGACGCGATCCGCATCAGTACGTTGTTGGGCATCGACAAGTAGAAGTCGGCATCGAGCTTCAAACCGAAAGTCGGTCCCTCCCAAGTCAGGACTCCGCCGCCGAGCAGATAGGTATTCCGGTCTTGGTTCTCCCGAACCCGCTCAGCTTGGAACTCGGAGTCCTGTGCATACTGAGTGTCCGTCGCCCCAGAATTGGTAATCGATTCGCCGTCACGAACTCGTCTGCCGTCCCACAGAATGATGTGGTCATTGGGGTTCGGCGGTAGAGAGATGAGCTCCCTTTTGGCGAGGATTATGTAGTCGAAACGAGCAGTCTGGTCTGCTGGCGACTCCGCGGCGATTGCTGCCTCTAGAGCAGTCATGCTCGCGAACAGCTGGACGTCGCCCATCGTGTACCCAGGCTCGGCCGTGCGAGAAACTTTGATGGCCGCCAAGGTCTTTCGAGAACCAGTTCCAGGGGAGAAGTCCAAGGACCCGCTGACGATTGTGTGCTCGACTGCCCCGCCAATGCCGGTTGAGATGTTCTCGTTGGGCATCGACAAGTAGAGGGTCTCGCTGAACGAGAGTGTCTCCGTGCCGGAGTTCCACGAGATCGTCCCGCCGCCGCGGATGACGAGGTTCCTATCGGAGTTGAGGACCGAGGCCAGCTGATCGGTATTGACGAAGGCCTGGTCGTGTGGCCGGTTGGCTATGGTAGCTTCAACGTCTTCGCCGTTGACGATGTTGTCTACCGCGATGGCGGAACTGGACTCTTTGAATGCCATGGCTAGAACTCAATCGTCCACAGTAGTTGCATCGTGAAATCCGCCGTCTTGGTAATCAGGCCGTGGGTTTTCCTGGCTACCAAGAAGGGTCCCCCTGTCGGCCCGACTGGGTCGGTCGTGACAGGGAACCCTGCCGGCGCAGCTGTATAGAGCCCAAATTCCTTGATGAGGGCATCAGCAGCTGTCGGCTCGGTCGGGGCGAAGGTGCGCCCGAATATGACTGTGGTATTCGGGTGCGCAGTGAACTCAATCTGGTCGATCGGGTGATAGTACGATCCCAAGACCGGGTTGGTGATCGGGGACCCGAGCGCCGTGTCCCCATCAGCCTCAGCAGTGTCGTCTTCCCCGACGGCCATACCGCGGATGACCCATCCGTTATTGGGCCCGGTAGCCTCATTGAGGCCGCGATTCGCAGTAAACAGCCCAGCGTTGCTTCCTCCTGCCCACAGCCCAGCCGACATGTATCGGCCCTGGGTTACGACCAGGTTCGACCCAAGCTCGATGTAGTCGTGGACCTCACCTCTGAGCTTGGTATTCGGGTACAGGTCGGAATATCTCAGGACGACAGAGACGCTGCCGCGTGCTCTGGGCTTTCCCCGGAGCTGGAACTGCTGCAAGTACCGGCTGAGGACGGCCTGGCTTGCTGCGAACATCTTCTGGTGGTTCACTGCTTGATCCTCCTCGAGCGCTTGCGGTTCACGGTGCCCATAGAGATCTCGGCCCCGTCCTTCGTTTTGTCGACAGGGGTCAGGCGAACACAGACCCCTTCGGAAGGTCCCGCCTGCGCGGGTATCCTACCATACGCCGAGTCGCGCAAGCTACCCAAGAGCCTTTCCCTTTCTGTCCAATACCTGATCATGGAATCGACTCCACGTGTGTGTTTCCAGGATCTACCGTCACAGGCGACCCATTCACTGTAATCGTGTGGGGAACGACATCTTGGTTCGTCAACCGCACTTCCAGGGGGTCGTCCGGGAAGCTGGGGTGGAACATTCCGTATTGGATGGCCGGCGAAGTGCCGCCATAAGCGTAGTCGTACGGAGGCCCGCCTGGAGCTCCGTACTTCGGCGCGTAGATGTGAGACCCCCCGCCGTGGTCCCATACAGGTGCTGTCAGATTGATTTCGACGGAGTCTTCAGGGCTGACGTCGTCCGATGGGTCGGCAAAGATGCTAAAGACGATCCCCTTCCACGTCTGCTTGATGGACGAGAAGAAGTCCAAGAGGGACGCTAGTTGTCCGGACGAGAACAGCGACTCGTGCACGCTGACCATGAACATGTGGTACTTCTGCGCCTCGTTGACCGGAACTGGGGCCGTCTCATAGAAGCGCAGGGCCTCTGTAAAGACGTCTGTCGTTGGTGTGTGAACGTCCCCCAGAAAAGGCCGGAACCAGCTGGGGTCGTTCTTCCAGTCCTTGACCTCGACGCCCTCTGTCAAAGGGTAGAACTGAGTGACGGTTTCTCCAACCACTACAGCCGCGTCTACGCTGTTGGGGTACTCATAGGCACGCTTGCCGTTCTTCCCAGAGACGACGATCTCCCCCGTGTCCCCGGTCTTGGCCGGGTTTACAGACAGGACCTCCCCCGCCTCTTCGGAGAACGGGAGCCCCAACAGCACTTGCGTGCCGAGCTGGATGCCCAGAACAGTTGGCCCCTTCCAGTACACACTGTGTAAGGCTTGGACCTGAGACTTGTAGGTAGCCGTGTTTGGTCCATCGAAGTTCACATTCAGCCCAAAGCTGTTCTTGATGAGTTCCCTGTTGTAGCTGACGTACTCGGCCAGCAAGAAGTCCTCGGGCTGCTCTTCGAAAGCGAAGAAGTACTCGTGGTACTCGTAGTTCTCTGTGTCTTCCCAAAAGACTACCGGGTCCACCCAGCTGTCTTGGAGGGCTGGGACAGCTTGTACGTCTGTTCCCATCGTCGGGTCCAGATACCCTAGGTAGTAGACGTTTCCTACGACTGCTTGCTCTTTCACTGGGTTGAACCCAACGACGACTGAGAAGTCAGTCTCCGTGATGTCCAGGTTCACCAACCCGAACCTGTCCACAGAGAACTCCTCACTACTCGGGCCACTCAGCAAACTGTACGAGAACCCCGAAAGGTAGACCGTACCATCAGTCGCATCTACGGCCGTGAGCTCGACGGTGTTGTCGCTGCCGCGATATTCGACTTGGAAGAGCACCTTGGTGTCCAGCGGGACGACAGCAGAAGTCTCCACCATGTTCGGGCTGCCATTGGGCGCAACCTGGAGAACGGCAATCCTCCCTCCCCGCCCCACGCCTACCATGAAGCTATTCTCGATAGCCGTCGCCGTAGAGTTGTAGTACCCGACGAAGCCGTAGGACCCAGCGTCGAGCTGTGAATAATCGGCGATCCACCACCACCTGGTCGTGGCCCTCTGGTCGAAGTCGGACCTGAGCTCGAAGCCTGCCCTATCGGACGCCAACTTCGTCCTCCACGTCGCGGCCAAAGCCTGCGACGACGACGCGTAGGGAAAGTTCAGAGAGCCCCTCCCAGCGTACTCTGGCAGCGGGTCGTTGACCATCATCTGCTCGAACCAGAAATCGATATGTTGGTACTTGTGCTGGTAGTCTAGCGCGACGTCGAGCAGGCTCCTCGAGGAGTCGGCACAGATGAGCGAGAGCAACAGGTCGCACATCGCCTCAGAGTACCCCTCCCAGATCCTCGGGAGGAGGTCATAGTCGGCAAGCAGGGAGTAGACGTCTGGCAAAATCTCGTAGAACAGGCGCCCGTCGAACTCCGTATTCCCCCGCGTGACGGGGTCGTAGACAGTAGCCCTCACGGACTGCGTAGTGATGAGGGTTAGGCCCCCTCCTCCGCCTATCGCAATGCTCATCTAGAACACCTCCCCGACGGTGAAATTGTACGAAGCGAGGGCCCTGGGAGTGGAGGGGAGTCTTGGATTACTGTCAGGCCCTGTCGAGTAGCTAGCCTCGGCAGTGTTCTTCCCAAGGTGCACGAGCGTCAGGACGTCTCCGTACAATACGGCTAGTTGTCCAGTCGTCGAATCGACCTGGATGGTCGTGACGGCACTGTCCACTTGAGACAGCACGTCGTACAAGGGAGCTACAGGCTCTGTGGCCGCAAGTGTCTTACCGAAGAGGAGTTCCGGAGCAGTCAGGCCGACCCTGTCTGTACGCCAAACCCCAGATCCAACTCCGACGTAGGCCACATCGCCGTGGACCGCCAAACGGCCCTCTCCTCCTACCCACAGGGGAAGAGATACCTGATGCACGCTACCGCTGAAGCTCCCTCCTACAGATTGCCACTCGGAGATGCTCCGTACGATCTTCAATCTGTCTCCGCCGTCGTCGTACTTGATGAGGACATAGAGCTCCCCGCCGCTGGTCACAGCATGTCCTCGAGACTCTCCGCCAAGAGGAGTGTCCTGCGTTTGCAGACTGGCGATGCCGTTACCAGCCCACCAAAACACCGTCACTCCGGTCTCACTCCCAACAATGAAGTAGGTGCTCGTACCGGAAGTGAAAGACGCAACAGCGTCGCTGATTGACGGGCCGGCTGGGGAGAAAACACCGTCTCCGAAAAAGCTGGGAAGGTTCCTGCTATCCAGACCCGCATGGACCTCAGACCGGTAGCGGTAGTGGCCGCCGTCCCGAAAAGCGTAGGATCTGTCCTCTCTGAAGTCGATGACTCGCGTAGCGTTGTCAGTCGAGACCACAAGCCTGCCGCCGCCCCAAGAGACAGCATTCAAGGAATCCCCGTCGATCCCCAAAACGGTCCCCAGTCCTGGCAGGGACTCGTCCTCCTCCCACTCGAGGAAGATGCCGGGGTCTCCTGATGGCAAAGAGGGAACCTCCAAGACGATGAAGCGGATGAAGAGGTCGAAGGTGTCTGCTGCAATGATAGACAGCTCTTGGTCCGTCAGCACAGCAAAAAACGTCTGCGGGAAGCGGTTGAGAGTTCCGCGGTGATCGCCGTCCTCCTCGACAGCCCACGTGGCCCTGTCAGAGGTGGCATCGCCGTTCTCGTAGTAGTTCCCGTCGGCACCGAACCCCGTATAGGTTGCATCCGGACTCCAGAAAGAGCTGCCGCTCAGGTCGACGGCCTCGATGGCCCGAACGTTATCTGACAGCAACACCTGCTTGCCGTTGCCGTCGATGTATGTAGCGTCGACAGGGAAAGTCATCAGTCCTCAACCACCTCAATGTTTCCTGGGATGAACTGCGCCATGCGGAACAGGCTCTCGATGGCTGTGCTGATGTTCTCGGGCACGGAGAACCCATCATACCCGTGGAAGCTCATAAGCCTCCCCAACAACCCCTGGCCGGAACGAGCCTTCCCAGCGTACTCCACGATAGTGCTGAAGGGGTACTCTACCTTCCTCGCTCCCAGTTCCTCAACGACATTGGAGATGGCCGTCGCCGAGCCGTAGGCTTCTTCCTCAGACGATACGGAAGCCTCGATGTATTCGGCGAGGCCAGACTCAGCTTCTTCCTCTGTCGGAAGGTCGGTGACCGAATCTGGCTTGAAGTTCATAGCAATGTGGACCCTCGCCGGAGGCATTCGGCGAATCAGCATGTCCTCCGCCGGCACCCTTTCCGAGTCGCTGTCCAAGAAGTCCTGCACGTCTCGGAACAGGGGAGTCGTCAAGTAGGTGATCCTGATCGACTCCCCGTCCACGTCGGTCGTGTCGTTGACTTTGCTCGTGATCGTCAAGCCCGGTTCCTCGAGAGTCGAGAAGCCGTACCCTTCCAATCTTGGTACGAGTCTCCACCCCTGCGTCAAGAGAAAGGCATTCGTCGGAGAAGCTAGTGGTGTGCCCACCTCTTGTCGGGTTCCCGTATACCTCTCCATGAGCATATCGAAGTAGTAGAACCCGAAAGCGTCTGTAGACGTCATGTCCGACTTCCTAGACCCTTGTAGAATCCGTGCTTCGTACCCGGGCGTTCCCGGGAACGGGAGGACAGCCTCCTCGACTTCGTAGCGGTTCGACGCCCCGACGTTGGTGGCAACGACCACTGATCCGGCAAGAGCTGTACCTGGTGAGGCTGGATCGTAGTACTCGATGTAGTCCCCTGGTTGGGGCTTCCTGTCCGGGTAGCAAGATACGTAGGGAGTGCTGTCGTAGTGTACCCCGTCGATCTCCACGACCGTCGAGCTGACCAAGGTAGCCGTTCCCGAAAGCACAGGTGGCACGTAGTAGGTTCCGGCATCCAAGGTCCAGAGCTTGTGATTCATCTGCAAGACGAAGCGCGTTGGGTACCGGTACACGACCCTGACCCAGACGACCGAGGATGACGCCCGGTCAGAGATGTACAACACGATCGGGTCCCCTTCCGGCACTACCTCACCAGTCGGCTGGTCAGTTATGGGGTCCAAGAACTCCACGCGCGATATGTAGAACAAGGGGAGAGACACGTTCCCGCTACCCTTGTTGGACGCGGCTAAGACGCCTTCTGACTCTTTGACCAACCCAGGCTTTGGGAGGTAAGGGTTCCCACTTGAGTCCAAGACGGGAGACCCGTCTGCCTCGGCCACCAACGTGTCGACGCTGACAGACACGAAACCTGGGTACCGGCGGCGGATCTCGTAGGACACCTCCGACAAGCTGGACCCGGAGGCTATATCTGGAGTCACCTCGATGTCGGTATCGTTGACCGCCGTAACGACGTACTCGATGTGTTGCCCGCCACTATGCTGGCCCTCAACGATGACGTAGTCGTCCACTTGGACAGGTAGGAAGCCCTCGTCGACCTCGGTGAAGAAAGCGCGGATGTCCTCCAGAACTCCGGGGGTACCTGCATTCACGTAGCCTGTCTCAGAACTGAAGACGAGGGCACCCTCATCGGAGATGTTCTTGACGTCAATGGACTCGGTCACGTCCGATGTGCTAGCGCTCGGAGCAGCCCAGATGTCTGTAAAGCCGCCCATGTGGAACTTCTCGCCGACGACGATGTCGGGCGCAGACCCGCCTTTGATTCCCTGCGGGATACCTCCGATAGAGGCAGGGCCGTAGACCAAGTCTCGGGACATTGCAGGATCCATCCTACCGACGACGAGAATCGCGCCGATCTCTGGGTAGTGCTCTTGGTCTGGCAGGACTGTGAGGATGCTCCGTTCAGTAACTAGGTTCCTGACGACGATGCTGGTCTGAGCTGCATCGCGGAGCTCGAGGTTCGTTTGGGTAGTCCGCCCATCGCGGAAGTCCGCCAGCTGCTCTACGCCTACAACCCCTGTGACGCCGTCGATCTCAGAGATGGTACCGGCCTCCACATTGTACTCTTCCCCGGCCTGCTCGGCGATCATCGAAACGTCCATGTAGTAGTAAGCGCCAGTCATCTGCGCTGTCATCTCCAACCTGGAGATAGACTGCGGAAGAGTTGGTACAAACCTCAAACTACCCGCGTAGGCGACGTTTTGAAGGGTTACCGAAACGTCCCTGGGGGAGGCAAACTTCAACCGGATGGACCCGATGGACTTCTCCCCCTCATCCCTGTAGTAGAAGACGTTCTCTGCCAGGATATCGGCCTCCTCGTTGGTCATGGACTCGACGTTCGTCCAGCTATTCCTGAGAAGCACCAGGTTCACTGCCCTACGAAAAGGCTCCAAGATGGCGCCCAGAGGGGTGATGAGTCCGTCCCTGATACCGCTGCCGACGTCCACGGAGATAGTAGGGTCGTGGGTCCTGACACGATCGATGACGATCTGCTCAGCGTCCGTCTCAGTCGTATCCGGGCCGAGGCGGTTGAGAAGTGGGACAATGACGAGCTGGTCGAACTCAGAACCAGAGTCCGTATCGATGTCAGAGTCGTAGACCGCCATCCTCTCTTCGATGAATTCCCTTAGGGAAGCGTTGACTCCACTCGCCATAGCTACACCCTCGTCCCAACGGTGAAAGTTCTGTTAGCCCCGTCAATCAACATTGACTCGACGACAAGGCGTCCGTCGTCGTCCAGGGACACGTTCGTCAAGGTGGCATCCTTTAAGATCTCGGCACGGTTAGTCCGGCGAATTTCTCGAGTCTGCCGTTGGATGATCTGCCTCTTGCATTCATGGTGCATCCTAGCAACGACCACCCGCATAGCTTGCAGATTGGCAGGAGTAACCTGCCCAGCCAGGCGAAGGAAGCCGACACCGCCATTTGGGTCTCGCTTGTCGGAACCCCGCGACATCAACAAGAACCTGATCCAGCGCTGGACCAGGATGTCGCGACCGCGAATCATCGTCGACACACGCCCTATGTCGAAGAGGATCTCGTACGTTCTAGCCTTGGCCGTGAACCCGGAGCTCAAAACCAGAAAGCGCAGGTCCCCGACCTCGTAGTCAATGACCTGGGAGGGGAGAACCACGTCCAGAAATCGCTCACTGACGGCTGCAAAGTCCTTTGCCATGTGGCCGTTGACGGTGACCTCGGCTACTAGGGAAGCCTTTCCGGCCATCCTCAAGCGGACGGTCCGCTCTCCGCCTGAAGTCGTATCGCTTATCGGAACGCCATCGACGACGTCCACGACTTTGAACACCTGGATGTCACTCACTTCCGAACTCCGGGTGTGAACGGGCTACCGTAATCGCCTCGTGGATCCCTCTACGTACTTCCTCTATTCTTTCCTTCTCTGTCAAGCTCCTACGCGTTCTAAGAAAAGTCGCCGTAGGTTCTGTGCCGTCGATCTTCTCCAACGCAGCCTGCTTGAGGTCGTCTACTGAGCGCACTAGAGTCTGCTCAAGCCGACTCCGCGAATGGACAAAGGCGTACGCGCGACCGAGGGCAGTCCTGACTTGGAGCTGGAGAGCCTCTCGTTGCCGCTGTTCTGCAGTAGTTTCAGACATTCCTTACTCAAAGCAGGGGGACGGTCTCGGCCACCAGCTCCCCAAGATACCCAGCATAGGATAGCCCTTTCTCACTGGAAGCCGCCAGTGTTTCGAGGTCCCCAGCGACAAGCAGATCGACAGCACGATCGTACTTCCTCGAGGCCAAAAACGCCAAGAGGGAATCCAGAGAAGACACCTTCGGAGAGACGAGCTGGCTGATCACCGCCCGGACAGCGACAACAGAGGCCTCCACCAAAGAAGCTTCGTAGATGGCGTTCGACCCTTTCGACCTTCTGAGGTCGACGGCCGTCAAGCTGTCCGAGTACGTGGACAAGTCGATCGACGGGAAGAACGAGATCAGAGAATCAGACTCGAGCCACTCCCTCACGTATCGGTACAGGACCACAGGACCGGACAAGTCTGAGGTAGAGATTTCCAAGAGGTCCCCGAACTTGATGTCCAAGAATGACAACCCAGGAACGCGCATCCTGTCTGAGACTTCACCGCCAGCATCTATGAGCTCGGATGCTCCTGTCGTCGAGATGGACGCTCCCGTATCTCCCGGGTCCGTGATGCAGAGACCGATCTTGCTGCGGAGATTGGTAGGGTCGAGCAGCTCTGTAGGGGTGCCTCCGAAGAGCAAGTCCTGCGCCATGGCGTAGTGCCCATACCCAGCTGTCCCGCCACGAGAGACCAGCCCGGATGTGGGGTCTGCGGTAACAGGGCTGCCTGGAGAGACCGTCATGATCTGGCCATCAATGCCGGTGATCGTACTTTCAGTGCGACCGGACGCGGACAGCATGTCGTCAACCTGCACAGAAGCCAAGCTCTCAGAGGTCTCGGCCCAATCAGTACTGGCATCCTCCCGCCTGAGTATCCGATAATCGAGGTTGGTCTTGTCGACTAACAGAGGTATGTTCAACCGCAAGGAGTTCGTCGTCACAGCCTTGATAGCGCACCTGCGCACCTTCCCCTCTACTGTAACGATGAGGAGGCTGTCCGGGTACACGCCCGCGGCCTCGAAGTCTGCTGAAGCGTCATAGAACACCCTCGTCACACCAGAGAATTGAGGAGGCAGAATCTTCGCCTCCTCAGCCGCAAGCGTGGCCTCAACCGGAGGGGAGACGAAAACCAAATCGTCGGCCACAACCTTGGTGACAACGTGGTCAGAGGCCGCAAAGTGGAGAACGTCCCCAGGCTGGACGGGGAATACGAAAAGTGCCGTATAGGATCCCGGCACGACCAGCTGCTCTAGCAAAAACGCCTGGTCTTCGACAACCGCCTCGAGCAGCCCCTCAGAATACCCGCCAGCAGCTGTCGACAACCGCACAGCTATTCGGGGAGGAAGGTCATAGTCGAACAGGTCGGTCCCATCAGTAACGCGAGCCTCCCGCCCGGCCGGAACTTGGAACTCGTAGATGGTGTAATCGTGGCTGTTTGTGGTTGGCCCAGATCCGTCGACGGTCAAGATGGGGATGAGATAGTCGGCAAGCTCCAGCGTGTTGGCGTCGACGACTCGAGTGATGACCGTGCTCCCCAGGTTGGCGACGGTGAGCCTCTTACCCAAAAGGCCGAGCCCGAAGTTGGCCGTCGTATCTACAAGGATATTCGTCGCTGGCCTGTAGATTTCGTAGTCGATGGTCAAACCAGCCGCGAAGCTCGTCGCTACAGTAACCTGTATGTCCGTCTGCTCGAACCCTGCGACCAGTTCTTCGACCACGTGCCAGCGGTTGTTCACAACAGGGCCCACGCCAGTCTCTGTGAGCGAGAGCCACCTGTCCCCAGACTCGATCCCGTAGGCCTGGAATAGGGCAGCAACGTCGCGCACGACTTGCGTCGGGTCGGGCGGGACCACCGGGGTAGCCCCAGTCCCAGATGTGCGCAAGACAGGTGTCCCGGACCCGCTACTGGATAGTAGGACGGCGTCGTCCACTACCACTTCAGCTTCGAGCGCAAACTTGAAAGGTGCATCGGCGAGGACACGAGTCGTCGTGTCCCCTGATTCAGTAGGATCGGCAGTCACAGTAAGCGGATCGATGCCGTCCCCAGAAAGGACGACCACGTCTGGTACAGTAGCCCCGGTCGTACCCTCGAGCAGCAGGTCGTCATCCGGGAACGTCAAATCGTCAAACGGTCCCAGAATTACCTCCCCAGAGAACGAGGGGGTAGAGCTCAGCGACCTCAAGAGAGTCTTGGACGCGATGAGCATAGCCAGCAGCGAGTTGCTCGTACCTGCTTCCTCCTCACGCGTTTTGTTCAAGTACTCCAGCGCGTAGAACGTCAGCTGCTCGCGGATCTTCTCGCCCACTGACTGTAGAGACTTGGACGTCAACGTGAACCTGCTGAATGAGCTCAGGTAGTCTTCGAGGCCAGGTAGGGACACGTCGTCGTAGGAGCTCTCTACGGCATCGAGGTGTGCTCTGACATTGTTGTCGAAGCCCTCGACGGTCAGGACCCGCACGTTCTCCACGACCTCTTCGACGACATCGTCTATGATCTCCTCCGCGTACTCGACCGCCTTGTTGATGTCGTTCTCGCCGGTGAGCGCATTATCGAACACGTGCATGTAGGCGATGCTACGCCGGATTGGGTGCTGACTCAGCAAGCCTACCTCGACGCTGGCGGGTAGGCCGGCCAAAGACTGTCCCGAGTACAGAGCCCGAACAGCGTCCAGGTATTCTCCAAGCTGTCGATAGACCTGGTTGGCCGCGAGTCCGAAGAGGGCAAAGACGCTACTGGGCTCGGTCGTCAGAGTCAGAGAGAGCTGCTCGAATATCGAATTCACCTCCTCCACGACGTTTGGGAATCCCCCGACCCTCAGAGCCCTTCGGATACCCCCCTGTAGGATCTTCCGGATCTCCGCCTCGACTTCTGCTACTGAGATAGACACGGCCCACTCTCTCCAGTTCGGCAAACGACTTGATAGGCAAGACGCGCCTGATGGCTGCGGGATCCAGGTCCAGGGCCATGCAAACGAACACGAACGAGACGGTTCCCTGACGGCGGCCCTTCTTGACCCCTATCCACTCTACATCAGACATTATCCATGCGAAGGCGTTTTCCGCAATCGCCGCTTTCGATTCTTCCCTCTCCCCGTTGTTCCTGAGCAGCTGGGATCGATGGGAAAACCAATCCCCAAACGCCTGAACCAGCATTTTGGAGTACAGCCTTTCGTAAGGGAGGAGGTTCGGGCGCAAGTCCCGTAGGTAACTAGCTAGGGCTCCACCGATGAAATCGCCAACCGCGTCAACTTCTGAGCTCACACAACATCGACGTCCTTCGCTGACCCGATCGAGTACGTTGGCGACGGAAGCGTCAGGAAAGGCGCTTCAAACGTATCTTCCCGGGCTGGGAGAGACTCTTCGTTGACATCTGCGACGTTGACCGTAGTTGCCCCCGCTGCTACCCCCGTGAGTGTATTTCCCGTAACCGAGGCAACAGCTTCGTCGGCTGTCTCGAAAGTTACTGCACTGGTTACATCCGCCTCGACACCGTCGCTGAAAGTTCCAGTCGCCGCCAAGCCTGTCGTCTCTCCCTCCCCAAGGGAGTAGGAGTCCGCCGACATCTCGATCGTTTGGACGTACGGGAACAGGTAGTCGAAGAGGTCCGCCGTAGCCGTCTCAGGAGCTGTGAAGTGATAACGCACATCCGGGCAAACGCTGAGTCGGACTGCGTAGCTCAACCCCTGGACGAATGGCACGTCAACGTGGCCGTCTTCATCCGTGTAGTAGAAGACCTGGCCGTCGACGGCCCCATCAGTGTGTACCGACTTGCCGTAGTCGTAGGTGAGCTGGATCTGCAACGACATGCGGTACAGCGGACGCCCGTCGGGCAGGAAGAAGTCCGCGCTCATCGTGCAAAGGGGAGGAGCCATCAAATCACCGGAGCAACTGGGCCGGTCACCAGGTCGTCGATCACGATGTAGCGACCGTCTGTCCTGGTGATAGGCGTGTCTTCAGCAATCGTCCCGGCTGGCCCGTAGAAAAAGACCCCCTCGAGCTCGCCGCGGATCTCGGTATTGCCCACAACCTTACACCCGATGATGCACGGAAACAAGGTCCGAGTCGGTACCGGAGGAGACTCCCTGCGCTGCCACTGGAAATCCTCAAGCATGTCCGACCCATCTGTGGCCAAGAGGCCAGCTGGGTGCTTGTTGGTGAGGAACGTGTCCGGGATGCCGTCGATCCGAAGCATGGACATCGGAGCTCCAGTCTGCCCCGGGTAGGTCGTCCCCCCAGTCACCAGCAGCGGGTTCGGGTCGTCGCCGGTCTCGAGGTCTCCATAGTGGGACTGGATGAACCCGAGGTAGCCGAAGTAATACGGCGACAGAGAAGACCCCATGCCCCAGATGATCGCCCGCTTGTCGTTGGCGATAACGCGCATCTCCTCGACGTCAGAAGCGCCGCCCACACCACAGATGATGCACGTGTCATCTCCGAGTTCCTGAGCGGGGTCGTTTGGAGCATGGCTCACGTCGTCCCACCCGGCCGGATGCGCGCGCATCTCGATGTACTCGTCGACTCCAGAGTCATCCCTGAAGATGATCTGTACTACGCCGCGAATCGTCGACTGGACGCTTGGGAGGTGGAGTACGACGTAGTCGCCATCAGCCAACTCTGTGTCCGGATTCGCCACTGCGTCCCAATCACCAGAGGTGGCCACCGAGGTGTTCAAGACCCCGTCGACGTAGGTCCAATTGGAGAAGGAAGCGCTACGAAGCAAGTCCTGGAGGTACCACATGAACTTGTGCCGCGTGGGCGCCGCTGGTTGGATGATCTCGTAGGCCATGCTACTTCCTCACTATGAACTTGCCCGCCAGGGTCTCTTGGTCTGCCCCGTCTACGGACAACCCCAACGAGTTTTCAGACAACGCTTCTGGGTCAGAGCTGGAGAAGAAGATCCCTTCAGCTCGACTGGTCGTTGGGATCTCCGAAGGCGTTACGACAGCCCCGCCCTCGAATACGTACCCGTCCGAGGCAAGCTGGTAGCCCTGGACTTTCCCATGAAGGCCGTCGGTCGCGATTCGGACGAACTCTGGGGGATCTAGGGCCATTACGTCTCCAGTACCCTGTGCTCTTGCAGCTCACCGCTGACCGAGTCGTACGAGACTGTCACCGTGTACTCCGTGATCTTCGAGACCATGCCGTTGTCGTCGAAGATTTCCAGCGTCCCTGACGTCATGTACCCCAAGGCATTTGTGCCAGTGACTGTCAGCTTCGTGTTCTGCTTCGTCAAGCCAAGAACCCGCCTCAGGATATCCTCCTTGTAGCGCGTTACGACCTGCACGTACTCGTTCCATGGGGTAAAGACAGCCCCACCCGTCGGGTTGAGAGTCATCCCCAACGTCCCCAGAGCCGAGAATGCGACGGCCAAGACTTCCATGAAGTACCAGCCTGGCTGATCCGACGAGTCGACCTCCGTCCAATTGATATTCGCCTGGGAGATTCCCGCACTGGCGCCTCCAACGTAGCAGGCGTGGAGGTCGAGCTCCGCCTTCACTACCCCGGTCTTCGGAGCCCCGGTCAAGTCTGTCAAGAAGACGAGGAGTGTGCTGTCCGTATCGAGTCTTGCTTCCTGCATCTTCGTCTCCTACGGGTACGCCGCCTTGGCCTTGTAGAACGCGACAATCTGCTCGATGGTAGCCACGTTAGCGTTGGTGAGCTTCGTCATACAAATGACATGTGACCCTTCGTAGCAGAAGGTCTGCCCACTCGTAGCAGACCTGGACAGCCGCTGTGCATCTTGTAGCCAATCACTGTCTGTCGAAAAAGTCGGCTTGGTGGCAGACCCGGTGTTCTCCCAGACGTCACTGACCCCGTTGTAGTAAGCCCGAAGCCACCTGTCGTTACCGGTCAGCTCTTGGACTGAGGCAGTGTACGCTACGCTCAGGAGGGCGTCTTGGTTGACGTCCTTCTTCATCAACTCCATTTTGAAGTAACCGTTGGTTGTGAAGTCCACCTTCACAGCTACCCCGATGAGCTCGTAGTCCCATGGCATCCTGTCCAACCACCACCAAACCTGCCCATCCACAGACGAGAATCTAACGTGGTCATCATTGCCTCCCGGGTCCATAGTGACGCCGGTACTGTCCATGATGATGCAGTTAGATGGGGAGTGTGCAAGTTGAATGATCTGCGGGTAGTCCGCGCCTACCGTATGCTGCCCGACATGAGACTCGAACCCGTCTACGGTACAAGCAACAACCCTCCTGGCGAAAGTTGCCGGTAGGTAGTCCAAATACCCAGACGAGAGAACGGCCCCTTCCGTGTCCAGCAGGATACCTCCATCAGTCGTCGGATATCCAGCATGCGGAGTCTTTGCCTGCAGGATGATATCGTGCGCGGAGAGGGCACGGATCGCTACGTCGTCTCCGGTAGCGCCAGAGCGGTCGTTCAGGAGGAGGATTTCTCTGTCTGGTGGGACAACTCCATCGAGACCGTCAGCCGACAGCTTGACGTAGTGTGGCTCGTCAATCGGTTCTGGTCCTGCTTTGATGTGGACGTACCCGTCGGCTAGCGCCTCGATGTAGAGCCCAGAGTCTATGTGAACGTAGCCTCCAGTCTCCGTATCAATCTCGATGTACGTCTCGGCCGTCATGACGATGTGGGTAGTCGCATCGAGTTCTATGTACGAGGCCGCGTCGATATTGATGTATGAGGCCGCGTCCAGCAGGACGAACGTGCCAGACTCCAGCTCGACATAGCTCGTCGCACTATCGATCTTGATGAGCCCGCCTGTGGAACTGAGATTGATGTCCGACCCGGCCTGCAGCGTAATCAGGGTATTGGCCCCGAGCAGCCAAGAGGTTCCTATGGTCCCGCTGTACGAATAGGCCGTATCGTTGATCTGCCCGTTCGTAGCTGTCGTGATGACGTCTGCATCCGTAGAGACCAAACGGACGTTCCCGTCTTTGGTACCCCCTCCGGAAGCAGGACCCTGACCGGCATGGATGAGGATGTCGCCGGCGGCCGGAGCAACAGCGTCCCAAGTGCTGATCCCTACGCCTGACTCGAGGTTGGTAGAACTGGAACTTGCTCGGACGAGGACATCTCCAACTGGCGAGTAGATGCTGATGTTCCCATCGCTGACTCCCTCGTCGCCAGACTTGATGACCACCTCGCCATCTGCAACTGATGGAATCGAATCGATGCCGATGAGAAGGGCCCCAGAAGTGTTCGCCTCTCCCGCAGCAAGAAGCTGGATGTCGGCTCCAGTCTCAGGCGTGACGGCGTTGACACCGGACTTTATTTGTGTAGCCCCTGTCGAAGAAGAGGTAATCGACCCGCCGGCTCCAGAAGACTCGAGCTGCACAAACCCAGCGGGACCGGAAGCCTTCAGCGTAACTCCAGTACCGTCGCCGTGCGCCCAAGCGCTGATATTGGCCTGGGAAGTGTCCAGCTCGATGTGACAAGTACCGGCAACACCAGTCGTCTGGAGTCGGATAGGTGAGTCGGACTGCGTCGTACCGAAGGTAATCGGCTGCGCGGCCGCCGGGGTAATGAACGACGCCTCCTCTGGAGAGAACTGACGAAATCTGATTCCATCTGCTGACTGGGCCATCTCAACCTCTCACGACGTCTTGGATCTCGTCCTCGGCCGACGCCTCGAGCGTTCGGATGTCGACTTCGTCCTGGTCTGGGATCACGACTCGGAACGACTTTCGCGTCCCCTGGATGGTAATACGAACCGTCGATCCGCGAAAGGCCTCGAGCTGGAATCTTCCCTCTTCGTCGGTGATCTTCTCAGACCGGGCTCCCAGTACACTGCGCCCGGCGAGGTCAGTCGCTCCATAGACGTTGTCCAAAAGAACGGCTTGTAGGGCATAGGGGGTGCCGTCCGTGTTGAAGAGCGTCCCGTAGATCGTACAGAGGTCCTCTCCCGAAGGCCCTTGCTGAGGAGCATAGTCCCCCTGGAACGTGAACGTCTGAGGGTCGGTAATTGCTACTACTGCGACCGTGAACGGCGATGCGAAGGTCGTGTAGGGGTTCTTCAAGAAGAGCTTGTAGGTGGTAGCGTCCTCAAGAAGGATGTCCCCCGTCTCGCCAAGGGAGTCCGTCAGACCAGAATCGAGAACCTGGGTCTCAGCCTGGTCCTTGATGGTCCACCTGACATCCTCCAATGGGAGGGGAGTCGCGTCGTCGCTCTCGACCGTTATTTGCACAGTGACTACGGCCATAATCAGCTCAAGAGGCTATCGATGTCGGTTATTGTAGCACGAATCTGAGAGACCTCGACCGGGCGTACGAAGTCATCGATCCTCGTGTTCAGCCGGCGCAGAAGGTTAGCCCTCCTGTCCAACCTGGCGATCTCCTTATCGGCCCAGGCGTCAGTCGCCTGCTCGAGCTCTTGGAGCAGCTCCTGCGCCCGTTCTGAAAGTGCCATACATCACCCCATGTACGCATGGTTGTCGCGGAGATTCTCGCCGATCCGTCTTTGAGAATCCAACAGCTGCCGCCGGCTCATGTTCAACATGTTGGAGATGTCTTTCGCAGGCTTGCTCTGCTTCAGCCACAGATCGAAAACTGCCCTGTCCTGCTGTGGGAGCTCGATGTAGGTCTGCCGCATTGCCCGCTGGAACGGGGTCTGCTCTACCGCAGCTTCGGCCTCGGCCTTCGATGCCAGATAGTCCTTCTGAGCTGTCTGCTTGCGGATGGACTCGACGTGGTGCACAGGAAGACCAACCCTATCGGCAATATCTGCGTCGCTGACGTAGTCGCGGCCTTGCTCCTCCTGGAGCTCGATGTCAGCCTCCTTGATCTTGCCTATGTGGTCAGACTTGCCATGAGGGATCCGGACGATGTTCTGGTACTTGTTGACCTCGGGGGCCAGCTTGAGGCGGAGGTAGTTCGTGAGGTAGGTGTTGATCTGAGAGCTGCGCCCGTCGTAGTTGTTCCAGAGGTGGTGAAGGGCCATGTTCGTCGCCATGCCCTTGACGACGACCTTCGGGACTCTAGCTTGCCCGCCGGCCACACCACCACGCAGAGATCCCGAGATCGCATTGTTGATCACGGGCTCGAGTTTGGTAAGGAGCGGCCCGACGGTCTGCGGCCCAGGCTGCTGTTTCCACTCCTTCCATAGCTGGATGTCTTGCTGGGCTCTCTCAGAGAAGGCCACCTACGCGTTGTCCGCCAGGAATGCCGCCACGCCTACTGTCTTGAACATCTGCGCGCACTTCTGCAGGTCGCGAGTCCCCTGCAGGTACGGAGCTGCAGCCTCCTTGGAGAGGAGACCGGCTTCGACCAGACTCTGAGCGCAGGTCTGCGCGATCTTCGACATCTCGTCGGCGAATGAACGAGCACGCCGTTTTCCGACCTCGCTCGCCATCTTCAAGTTGATTCCGCTTCCTTGTGCTTCTTGAACCATCTGCTGGATCTCCGCTGGGCCGAGCTCCCCACGTTGGTATTCCTCGAGACCTTCTCGCAGGTCGCCGAGTGCGTGCCTCGGCCCAGAGAACATCGCTTGCCGTCCTCCGATCTGAACACCGAATGGTGACCCGGGCTCGTGTCTGTGCTTTCCTGCTGCGTAGCCGGCACCGCCAGCCCCCAAGAGTGCAGCTGCCCCACCAAGCCCGAGAAGGGCCTTTGCGCGGCCAGAGAGCGCTATTTTCTCCTGAGACATTTTTCTCTCCTACATGGAGTAGTTCATACCTGCTGCCGAAGATGGGTAGCTTTGCCCGCCGCCGCCAGATAACAGCATTGGAGCTCCAACGACTCCAACGCCAGCAGCCGTCGCCTTCAACGGGTTCTTCTTTGCCCAAGACATACCTCGGCGACCGAGGGACATCGCCTTATCAAGATACATCTGCGGGCCCTGCTGCGCCATCACTTTCACGTTCTTGCCGCCGGTAGGCATCTTCGGGGATTTGACCTTCGCCACGTTAGACGTCCCAGAAAGGGGACCTCCAAAGTTCTTCTGTTTGTTGAGCCGCGTGTTCAACCTGGACTGTCGACCAGCGCGCCACTTTTTAGCCATCCCACCAGCACGAGTCCTGGCACCGCGTAGAGCTCGTCGCCCGAGACGCAACCCCCCGCGCACCAAACCCATAATCGCCTCTTTCTCCATACCAGTGTCGTACGTGTACGCACTCGAGGGGAGGTCAGCCCCACTCTCCAGACGGCTGCTGGCTGTTTTCAGCACGTATCCCTCGACAGAGGTGGGTAGGCGGTAACCGGTCATTCTGTGAAGTCCCTGGAGGTCATCTCCCTAACGTAGTCCAGCACACGACTCCGCCGCAGTGTAGCGACGTGAAGTTGGTCTGATTCTCGCCCTTCGAGCCCGGACATGTCAAACGTTTCATCCTCGGCTAGGAAGGCAAACTGGTGGTATCCGGCACCGGCATTGAGCTGTGAACCCTGATAGTTGCCGTACAGGTACGAGGCATCTACGGTAGGATCTCCCTCAAGAATGTCGGCCCCCAATATGTCAACGATGGTCGCGATTGGGCGGGCGACGAAGTGGGAAACAAACGACTCGACATCCCGCGTGTTCAACCCAATACTGCGGTACACCTCCACGAGGATCTCCAGGGCGTCTTCGATGCTCATCCCCTCAGCCGCTGTCGTAGCGTCGAAGTCACGTTGGCACACGTCCCTGAGAACCTCGCGCCAGTACGGGAGCTCTTCGTCGGCCTCTGTGAGAATCTCGTCGTCGAGGGCGTCGTCTTCATGCTCGGTCAGCGGCTGCAGCTCGACAGCGTGGTCGATCAAGGACTTCACTCCGTACGTCGGGAGGTAGAAGTTGGCTCCGATTTGGTCGGAGGAGTAGTTGTCTGAGAAGAACTCTCCGGGACCAGTTTTGATGATATTCTCGAAAGTGTCTCCGCGAGTTCCGTCGTAGTCGATATCTTCGTCGTGCGCGTGCGCGAATCTCCCCCCGATGCTGGTGGCGACAGAGCCCTTGTTGATGGTGATGGTCTTGCTCTCGACGTAGAATAGCGTGTGCTCGTAGGTTCCGAGGTCCCACCCGAGCTCCAAAAGACGATCTCGAAGCTCTCGGATGGCCCTGGTAACGCGAGCAATGAGCGCATCGAGACGAGCAATCTGCGCGCGCAGCCGATCTACATAGCTGCTATTGCTAGAGCTCATGCCGGACAGGGTATCCGCAGCATCCTCGTGCAGGGTGTTCAAAGAGATGTTGCCCTCAACTTGCACGATGGGTTGGGCAGAGTCTCCAAGAGCATTCCTCAGAGTCTCTTCGTGGTACGCTGGCACGACATTGACCGGATCCCCCGTTGTCTCTCCAGGATCCAAGTCTCTAGCGCGAATAGACGCAGCGGTCATATTAAATGCGGGGGTCGGTGTCACCAAACCGAATGGGTCCTCAGAATCTACGACGATGTCCTCTGTTTGGGTCTCACTCCACCTCTCATCCCCAGCGTACACGGCAGGGCGGTTGTTGTTGATCCATTCGATGTAGTTGGCATTCGCCTCTGCCCGGCTCAACTCTTCTAGGAGAGCCCTCCTGCGAGCACGTAGGCGGCGCAGGCACCTCCGTAAAGCAGCCAGCTCCCGCCTCAACAACATCCTCTCCTCGAGGTAGGGGTCGTCCACAGGCTCAGCGCGCTCGACGATGTTCTTGTCAATGGCGACAGCTGGGTAGCCAACTAGGACCCACGGGAGTAGACGTTGGGAGTTAACCTGCACAGTACGAGAGTGGTAGACGGACTTCCAGTGCGTGAACTGCGCATAGGACCGCATGTAGTCCTGGTAGCCGTCTCTGCGAGATAGGCGAGCTAGTTCCTCCCCCATCATCACCACATTGTAGTTGATGCCACGAAAACGCTCGTATGGCAGCTGAAACACTTCCTGCGACGACGTTTCGGTCTCCAAGGCCAGAGAGTTCAAAGACTGTAGGTCTGGTGCAAAGAAGTCGTCGGCGATGGTGTTCCTGGATCCAGAAACCCCAGGAGAGATCTTCAGCAGGGTCCTGGTAGGTTCTGCAATCTGATTATGCCCGTCTTGGATAGACCCGTAGTGGCTCGGGAACAAGACGTTGCACGCCGGTGGGCAAGACCACCAAAGCTCTGGCTTGAACACGATCCCTGACACCTCGTCTACTTGCTCATCCCTGTCTACGACGGCCTCTGCCTCGTCCATCTCGTCTCTCTCTAGGGCTTGTTGAGCCCTTCGCGAGATGAACGGGAAGTAGGTCGGAGTAGCATGTTCCACGTGGTCGTGGAAAAGGTGGCGACCAACGATCTGCAATACCTGTCTGATCGTATAAATGCCGCGCCCACCAATAGTCTGGCGCATAAACCGCTTGAAGACGTCCAAGTTCATCAAGCTCTCAGCAGAGTCGTCGTTAGGAATGGCCTTGAGCATGTCTGGTAGGCGGATGACGTCAGACCTGTTTCTGTAGAACTCGTTGGTCCCCTCAATGAACTCTCTGATGAGAGCTCTCAGGCCAGTCTGGAAGTCTGCTGAATCTCCTACCGTCCTCTCCTCAGTGCGCAGGGCATGGGTAGCAGCAGCTACCATCGCCTCTTCGCCACCCTCGTTCCAGGCCCGCATCATTCTCCCATATCTGCGGATGTAGTCTCTCGGGAGGTCTACGCCTCGCTCCCTGAGCCCGTTGTATATGGAAGCAGAGTTGACGAATGGGATGCCCTCTGTGTGGATCGCTCCTGGGCTTGGGGTATCGCCTCCCTCGGCTGCTCGCTGGCGGATTATGGACGCCACCTGCCCCTCATACGTAGTAGATGCTGGAATCGTTCTCTGGGACCCCTCTCGCAAGAGCTGCGTAATCCTATCTGCTGTAGAATACTGACCAGAGCTGCCCGTGCTCACCTCGTTCTCGATTCCGGCAAACCGCCTCTCGACGTCGGACAGAGTACCGCGGCCCCTAAGAGCAGACACCTGTTTGATCGTGTCGTAGTAGTTCGAAAAACCCAAGCAGGTCATAGATCCTTGAGATTGCGCTGCAGACTCCATGCGGCTGACACCGGCAAGTTCCCCCCAAAACAAGAGCTTGTAGTGGTGTAGATTGAGCCCCTCGTCTATCTCAGGCGGGGGGAAGACATCTTCTGGCGGAGTTCCTTCCGGCACGTCGTGCGGCCAGAACATGATCTCTGTCTCGTCGTAGTAGAAGATGTGGACCAAGGACCTGACCAAGATGTCTTTGAGCGCGCGGATGTAGGGAACAGCAATATTGGCTTGAGCTACGCCCCCCAGTCTCTCAGTGACACTCACCCCAAGTACGGGGATCTCGACCCCCTCTACGAAGACCTTTACGTCAACCTTTCCGCCATCGAGGCCCATAGCAACCTACCACTCAAACCCGCCACCGGGGAACAGCTCATCCATCGCCTGGTTGATACCGGCCAGCTCCTCTTCGGTGATCAGAGGCTCGCTGTTGATATCCGACGTGTCAGTATCGCCACCATGGGAACGCCCGTCGTTGACGCGTCTCCGCCTGGAAGATTGGTCGCCTCTGTCCCGTCCGCTGACCCACCCTGACATCTCCTCGAAGGCACTTTCAGCAGCATCTCTCCCAGACTCTATCAATTCGCGTGCCGTATTCATGGTGTGCTCTACCAGCTCGCGCGCCCGCGCCTGACGTGAATCAGGGTGGATACCTGGGTACAGTGGGTGATTGATGAGGCGCTCCATAAGGTCGTTAGCCAGCGCCGTGATGGCCGCCTCCTGCGCCAAGCGGGCCTCGAGCTCTTCGGCTTGGACGCGTTCGCGACTTTCAACAACGATATTGCCGTGCTCGTCGAATGAGTACAGGTTCTCGGTGAGGTTCTGACCATACGCGTTCACGTACTCAGAAGACGAAGCTCGAGTAGAGCTACCGAAATCGGCATCTACTGGACCGAAGGCAGCAGCGCCTGGGGGGTCGGCATAGATGACGTTCGTCAGCAGCATCACGAACTGCATCGGAGACATATTGGGCGTGTCCGCCTGGTCGACGACCTGACAGGAGAGCATGTGCCCCTCGTAGATAGTCTCCTCAACTGTCAAGTACACGCGCGCTGCATCTTCGATCGTCCTGCTTGCCCTAAAGACGCGATCGTAGTTGTAGAGCCACTCTGTCTTCCACGGGAAGTTCTTCGATTTCAGCAGGACTCCCCGGACAGTCAACATCTTCGGCTGCTCGCCGTATGTGTGCAAGTATAGGTTCGCGAACGAGTCAGAGATCTGGATGCGCTCATTCCGGGCGTGGGTCACATGCGTGATGACGAAGTTCGAAGTACCGTAGCTGGATCCTGCCACGTCGCTCGAGTTAATCATCTCTCCAGCATTCAAGTCCTTGAACAAGATGTGCAGGGTAGCGTGGGTCTCACGGTTGATCTCCAGGCCCATGAACGGCCGACGGACGGGTATGTCGACATCGCGGCCCTCATCGATAGCCCTCCTGACCTCACCAGGGTCGAATGGCTCAAAGTCCAAAAACGTGTAGAGCTGCGGCACTACAAGACCTCCGACTCGTTAAAGCGGCGAAGAAGCGGCAGGCGAAGGTTCCTCCTAAGAGGTGGTATGAGGGGCTTCCTGCCCAGCTTGATCCCGCGAACGGCTGTCCGTATCCAGTTCTGGCAGACAAAATCGACTGACAGGCGATTGTAGGACCGCTGGACGGCCGTACCGCGATCGAACGAGACACGCACCTCTGACAAGACTGTATATGCTGACATTACACCCCCTACGAGTCGTCGACTCTGACCCGCACATCGACGAGCCTATTACCGTCAACAGTCTCGTTGTACGTGCGGCTGAAGACATCGAAGTTGCCAGCCATGGCCTCGAGGTACTCGTTGTTCTGTCTCTCCCTTTCTTCCGTAGCCTTGTCCTGAATCATATCTGTGCTCATGAATCCGGAACCTACTGCCCGGCCAACCAGGGATGAGAAGATCTGCTCTCGGGCCCCGGGGTCTTCTCGCATCTGCTCGGCCAAATTAGCAATCTGCTCTTCGCGCGTGTCGCCTTCCGTCGCGAAGTCCTCGAGCATAGCGTTCAGGGCCTCCTCTCCGAAGGGCATACTCGTGAGCATGTTCTCGAGCTGCTCTTGGTTCGCTCTGTTCTCCCCGTAGAGAGCCTCCGAGAGCTGAATCAGAGCCTCTCCACCAGCTCCGAGCTCGCTGATGACGATCTGCTCTCCAGCGTCCAGGCCTCCTTGTCCCATTCTCTGGCCGCTGACGTACATCGCCTGCTCCAACGTCAGGTCGTAGTCCGTCTGCGTCATCTGCTCAGTCCGGGTTTCTCTGAGGGACTCCATCTCTCGATCAATGCCCTGTTGGGTAGCGACCCAGGCCTCTTCTGTAAACTCTCCAGACTCCTCTAGCCGAGCTCGCTCCTCTCTCAAACGGCGTGCCCTGGTAGACGCGACCTCCTCGTTGACGATCGTATTGACGTCAGCCATGTTTCCTTCGCCGACGCTGATATCGGCCCCACCCATGACCTCCAAAAACCGCTGGGCTTCCGTGCCCAACACCGGCATGTCTCCCTCCCTATCTCGCTCAGTTCCATAAGCAGAAACAAGCCGGTCCTCGACCCTCCTCCGAAAATCCTCAGATTCGTTTATCAGGAGCTCAGATCTGGCTGCGCTGACGGCAGTCGACTCAGCTTCTTGGACAATATCGGCTAGTAGGGTACCGCGACTCCCCATCTGACTCGTAATCGCCCTATCCAGCTCTGGGCTTATCCCTCCAGTGGTCATCAGAGTTCGCCTGTGCTCCCCTACAATCTGCCCCATCGCCGTGTTCTGCTCAAAGTCTGCACCGAGGTCCAACCAAGCCGTGTACGCAGCCTCGCCAACTTGCCCACGAACGCGCTCTCTGTCAGTCTCGCTTGTAGGATTGAACCCAGCGAGTAGGAGTCTGGTAGCCTGGTCCGAATCTGGACGCCCTTCCATAACCAGCCTGTCCAGGCGGTCAGACGCTTCCTCGTCTGAGTTGATGACCATGAAGTCACCAGATTGTCGGATAGCCGCGTCCTCGAGAGCTGCGTATCTGTAGGCCATCGTGTTGGAAACACGGCGGACATTCTGATACTGCCCAGTTCCAGTCATCAGCTGGGTGTCACGGTCCATGACCATGATCTCTTCCCGACGCACTTCTACGTCGGCCAAGAACTCGTCTCTGAACTCCTCAGACACCCACGGTTGATTGACCATCTCCTCGATCTGACCTTGGGTCAGACCTCGTCCGGTCATCAGTCTCTGCCTGCGGTCGTATCTGGCAGACAGTTCACCTTGGCCTTCGCCGCGCCCAGCATTGCGCCCGAAGCCGCTTACGTCCACCCCGAACTCTTGCGCTACCTCTGCCTCAGCCGCTACCCACTGGAGGTAGTCCCTACCAGCTTGCGTTTCAATAGCCCCCTGTATCTGCTGCTCGAAGCGGATAGTCTCAGCCTCGTTGAACCTACGCTCCCGAGCCTCGTTGTTCTGTACTACCCCGCTGTACATCGCGTTGCCCATGTACACTCCGCCGCCAGCTGTCTGTATGCCCATTCCTCCTGTCAGCCACTGCTGCTGGCCTCGGCGATCCTCAGCGCGCCTGCGGTCAATACCGGCAATATCGTAGACCAAATCCTGGGCAATGCCGGCTGCTTGCTGTGCATTGTAGGACTCGGTGGTCACCCCAGCCGCAGTTATGTTGGCTCCTTCCCTAACCTCCGTCGGCATGAACTCCTGCGCAATCCTCTCAATAGTCCTACGGTCGCTAGTACTGTAGGTACTCATGTCCCCGCCCAGCCCCAACTCCTCTCCGACGGCTTGGTAATACCCGGCAGCTCCGCCCTCCTCAGTGGCCTCTTGGATACGTGTCATGACGTCACCGCCGAGAGACCCCTCCAACAGGCGACCGAAGCGCCGCACGGTTCCTCTTCTGGCCCCCCTGCCTTGCTGTAGGAGCTCGCGCTCGAACGCCATCCGGCCCCTCTGCGAACTGGCCACCAGGTACCCAGTATCGGAAGCACCTTGGTACCCTGGAAGGTCGACGGCCTCCCGATTGATGAGCCTGCCCTCAGACTCGTAGCGGGACAGAGCCTCCTCATCCAAAGCTGCCTCGCCGTACATTGTGATGCCCATATCGCGCATCATCCGCTCAGAGATTTGGCCCGTACTGATCGCCTCAATCCCCCGAGCAGCCAAGCGGGTATCTGGTTCGCCACCAAAGGGGCTGTTGCGACCCCACCACCCTCTGAAGTCTCTCTCAGCCCCCCAACCTACTTGTTCTCTCCTTTCGACCACGTCTTGTGAGCTCATACTCCGATGCACATTCCCGCGCCAGATGTCTCGCGAATAGTCAGAGATGGCCTCGGCTCCAAGCCTGAGGGGTCCGACGTCAGTAGACTGCCGGCCATGCACGAACCTGGAGATCTGGTCTCCGGCCTCCTCCATAGCCTGCGCAAACTGGCGGCCGAATTTACGAACAGGCTCACCGATGTGCTCGTCGAGTATTCGACTCCAGTCTTCCGACCCCTGCCCAGTCAGCGTACTGAGAGTCGTATCCCACGCCTGTGAGATCCAACTATCATTGGAGTAGCCTGCTTGACCCTGTGTCTGTGACCACTGGTCTCGGCGCTGCTGCTGAGACTCCATGACCTGCATAACCGGAGCTGTTCTCAGATTCTGCAAGTAGGCCAACTGCTCCTGCGGATCGCTGATTCCGAGGCCGGCGAGGAGCTGGTACTGCTGTCTGTTGAAGTCTCTTCCTTCGCCGTGCCTGGCCCGAAGTCGCTGTATTTGCCCCAGGACGATCTGCCCCTCATTCTCTCGGAACTCTTGGGCGAGGTCGTCCATGGCATAAGGATCGAGTCTCCTCCGACTACCCCCTCTTCCACCACCAGTGACGCTGCTGAGACGCTCAAAATCGAACCCAGTTCCCTCTTCATTTGCCAACCGCGACATCAGCTGCTGGCCGCGGTAGGACCTGGACATGTTCAGGGATATCGACGTGAGACGCTGAGCGAGGGCCTGCTCTCCACCTACTCTGTTCAACAGGCCCTGATCCAGGGCGCCCAGCCCTCCTAGAGTGGAAACCGAACTGAGGTTGGCCATGCTCAACCCCATCCCCTGATCTGCGGTCAGCCCGACCTGGGTCGCCATCTGGGCCCCTTGTAGGCCGTGCTGCATGACCGTCCCGAAAGACCTCCCGGTCAAGGACGAGACTGTGCCCGCATATGCCCCCAAGCGCCCTTGTTCGTCACCGCTGACCCCTGCCTTGGTCATCTCGGCCATGACCTGGGTCGCCTCATTGATGGAGACGTCCAAGGTCTGGCTGAGCTTTTGGACCTGCTGCAGCTTGTTTCTGAACTTGGTCATGAACTCGTCGGGTCCGCCGACGTTGCCGAGCATACCGGAGCTCATCATCGCCCCGCCGAGGTCTGTTATGCCCTGCCGTCCCAACCCAGACATCTTTGACGCGGCTGTGACATCCCTGTGCCCCCCGGCCATCGTCCAATCTCGGATAGCCCCACTTCCCCACCCTGATCCGCCCTCGAGTATGGACTGCGAGCCGAACGTCGCCCCCGTGGCCATCTCCCCCATCGATTCCATCATGCGGTTGGTGACTGAGTAGCTCTCAGCCCCCTCCATCATGTTCTCGGCGATGTACCCTACGCCAGCCTCGATAGCCATCATAGGGGCCATCGCCACGCCGAACCCGATCGCTGCGCCAGCAACGCCGGCTCCAACGCCGAGAGCTGCCATTCCGGGGATTTTGCCGCCGATCTTGATAGCAGTACCGAACCCCCTAGCTATCTTGGCTGTGGCCCCAGCTCCTTGAACCCCTCGAGCGGCAGAACCCAAGCGGCCGATGGACCTACCAGCTCTCCAGCCAGGGCGAATCCCCATCATGTCGCCCATACCCTGGCCACGGAGGTTCCTAAGACCTGGGATACCGCGCCCTCCGCGTGCACCTCTGGCCCAACCCCCGACCTTGTCGGCGACCCTGTTGGAGCCCATCTCGCGCCATTCATTCAGGGCAACGAGACCAAAGCCCATAGCTGGTAGGCCTATACCAGCAACGCCGGACACCGCACCGGCGCTGAGCTCCTCCCCGAAAGAGGTCTCACCGCCCATTGGAGGTAGGTCCATCCCTCCACCAGCACCCCACTCAGCCGGATACTCATTGTATCCGTAGGGGTCGTATTCGTCGTAACCATTGGCCACGTAGAGCCTCCACGGTCAGAGTTGACGGATACAGTATGTACTCTGAGGTAGCTTTCTTCAAGGAGACTTCGCCCGCCGGCGGCGAGCAGGGAGTCGTTTCTTCCGGGCGGGGGATAGCTCTTCGTTCCCGATGGCCTTGTGGAAGAGCCTGGCGGAGGTAGCAACTTTTCTGAAGTACTCGAGCTCTTTGCCGATAGGAACGACCAGGAGTCGGAACCCGCGCTTTGAGTAGAGGCGCCTTGCCCCATTGAGCTTGCCTTCTGGATCGTAGACCCCTGGCGCTGCAACGATCAGGTCCTGGCACAAGTACTCGTCGTTGGTGTGCTTCCGTCTCCTCTGGATGATCATGACCCAACGGCCAGCAGGGAGGTTCTGGGCTCCGTCGAGAGCGTGCTGAAGTATCGTCTCCCTCGCGACGAAGAACATGTTCACCCGAGCTGCGAGGGTAGTCTGGATCTCAGTCAGAGGGTTGTTGAGGACTTGGCGCTCCATGATACATCCACGCGAGGAATTGTCGGATGAGCTCCCGCTCGCCCTTCCGAAGTGGGTCTTTGTCTGCGGTGGTGACGTGCTCGTTCCACTGGGAGACGATCCCGCCTGCTTCGTCTTCGATGAAGGCCTCTACTGTCTCAGCCTCCGTCTGCAGCGTCAGCGTCGTCGTCGCCTCAGCAGGCGATGTATCGTAGTTGAAGACCTTCGTTTGTACACGCCACTCGCTCATCTGTCTCTACTCCATGGTTCCGGGCCTCGATTGCCCATTCGGCGCAAGACACCCTCGTGGCTGCCCTTGTCGAGGTGGACTCGAGGATCGTACTTGAAGCCCTGCCGCATGAGCTCCATGACGTGGTTCAGGTGCTCGAACAGCTTCTCACGCTCGGTGGAGTTGATGAGCTTCTCCCTGGTGACCTTGATCTCGATATGCCCATCTGGGTAGACGAGCTCGAGGTCTCCCATCGTGTTGATGGGGTGTGACCTCCAGAGCGTCAACATGAGCTGGAGCAGGCCGCCCTTGTCCAACCGAGCAAGATTGTTGCCGGGCGGAGGGTTGTCGTCGACGAAGAAGTACTTCCCCTCGTGGATGTTCTTCCACTTCTCGAGGATTTCCTTGACGGCCTCTTCCCGCTCCCTGAATGGCATCAAGATGAGCCTACGCTCCATCTCCGCCGGCGGAACCGAGGGCAAGATAGTAAACACCCCGACCTTGCGGAGCATCGTCATCGTCTCGTCGTCGTTGCGGTGGAACCCGAAGATGGCCCGGACGATCCACCGACGAGAACGGTCTTCCGCCATCTCCTCAGCTACTGCCTCGGCGAGCTCTTGGTCAGCGTGCTCGTCGGACAAGGCGTAGGTGCCAGTCTGCTTCGAGCTGGGGTCGTAGATCTTCCCGTGCTGAGCTCTAGACATCCTATCGAGCGGTACCCCACGCGCAGTCTTGGTGATGTCCTTACGCTGGCTGGCGCTGGCCGGGCGGAGCATATCCTGAAGCCAGTCCTTCTTGCCTTGCCGGCGCTTGATTTTCTTCTTGCCTGGCATCAGTGCAGCGTTTGGTTGGGCCTCTCCTCAGCTTGCCGCGGCTGGAGCTTCCTCATGGGAACCTTGTACCCGCCGGGCAAGATGAAGCGGAAGAACTCCTTGATGGCGTACATCGCCCCCCAGATGACGTCCCACGAAAGGGTCACATCGAGGTCGATACGGTCGTTCTTCTCGGTCAGCTTGACGTTGTTGTTGTCGACTTTGACATTCATCAGTAGTCGTCCCCATCTTCGAAGTAGGCCGACAGTCCGCCCGCCCCTTCGTAGTCCCCCTCGTCGTCTTCCTGGGGCCCAGAGAACTGGGCTGCCGGAATCTGCCGAGAGAGATCGCGGTAGTAGTCGGCATCTCGCCAGTCGAAGTAGGTCTCACCCTCTCCGTCCCGCAGGTTGATGCCGAAAGCCTCGAAGACGTCGATAGGATCGCCGCCCTTCATGATCTCGACGTGTGCAATGAGGGATGCCGTCGCCATGTCGATGAGGGCATCCAT